ATGAGTGACAGGAGCGAAATCATCCGCCACCCCGCCAACATTCTCGGTGAACTACAAGTCATCAGCCTTAAAATAGACACCCTCATCTACCGCCTGAAGGAACTTAGGGAAGAGCTAGACCAGGTGTCTCTAATCAACTATCAGATGTGGGGCTCTCCAGCGCCGCATGAAGACTTTCCGAAAAGGGGGCGGCAATGAGTGATCACAGACTGTTCCGGGCGGCTTTCATGATGCACCCCTACTGGATAGGTTCACCCATTCAACCCGGCGAATGGATCAACACTACCGACAAAGTGTTGTGGTGGATGCACAACTTGGATGTGGACACCGACATGGGTGATATGACACTGGATGAGTTGGATGAGTATTTGAAACTTGAAGAGATTCTTCCGGGTTCTACGGAGTGGCAGACGGTGGCCGAAAGATACGGATGGCGTGATGTGTAGATACGCGCTCAACCATTACAAAACCCACTGGGTATGCATCAAGCACCGACACGTCGCCAGGAACCACAATCAGGTGCACTGCCCCACATGCCGCGAACCCATGTGGATGGCCGGTCATGATTTCCACGCACCGAAGAAATCCGACGACTCTGGTTGGGGTGCGGTAGCTCATGTTAAGGAATCTGGTTTGAACTACAACTCTTGTGGTTGTGGCGGTCCCGGCTGGCGTCCTGCGACGCGCGCCGAGGTAAGGCGAGGTCAATGAAAATCGACGGATACAGCTACAGGAATGATCAAGGCGAGTGGGTCAACCTCATTAATCCCCGCCTCATCCCCGCCCCTACGCGTCCTGTAGAGCCTGAATACGAGAGTGAAGACCTTCCAGACCAGAAACATGTGTGGAATGAAGATGGCTGGGATGGTGATCACCACAGCGGAAGCGTCTGTAGCGTCTGTTTCTACCACTCGGAATGCCAATGGTGCGAGCCGGAAGACTTAGAATCGGAAGGTTGTCTTCGCAAGCAGGCCCATGCCCGGAACTGCCAGTTAAGAGGCGCCCACAAGAGGTCTATGGCCGTGTACGAAGCCCAGATGGAGTACTACAACTCCGTGATAGTTCCACTGGGGGACCTGTGACGGCGCGGACTGTTCCAGATTTTGTGGTTGTCGGCTGGCAAGATGGCGGCATGGCGCATCTTCTCGCATCCAAGGATCTCGCAAGCGCGGAACTGGAAATATGCAGAGAAGAAGCCGATAGGTGGTACGACTGCTACCGACCGCTTTGGACCGAGGAGCAGATAACACTCTCAGTGAAATTGAAGAGGTATGTGCAGGTAGTGGCCCCCTCTTACCCCGAAGCTTGGGATTGCCTTTTCCGGCAATGGTCACCGGATCGGAAGGAACTCAGCGACCGGAAAGCACTACAACAATAGTGATTTCTGTGACTAGAGAGACACATCCACTCTTCTTAAAAGAATCTTATTGACAATTCCATTGCACTGATCCTAAAGTTCCTTTCAACCACGAAAGCACAGATGAAAGGAACCTAACGTGGCTAAGAAAGTAAACGTCACCTACGTTGACGACATGGATGAGTCCCCCGCAGACGGGCCGGTTGAGTTCGGTATCGACGGCGTGACCTACGAAATCGATCTTTCAACCAAGAATGCAGAGAAACTGAGGAAGCAGCTGCAACCCTGGGTTGAACATGCGAGGCGGGTTTCCGGCAGGCGCCGCACCGCCAGGACCGGAAGCAGCAGGCCACGCGCGAAAATCGACAGGGAACAATCCACCGCGATCAGGGAATGGGCCGCTAAGAACGGCCACCAAGTTTCATCCAGGGGGCGAATCCCCGAAACGGTTGTTGAAGCATTCAACGCCGCTAACTGAACACAGTTCTCAAATAACTGAATAAATCGTTATTGACCACCAGGTGGCCGGTTCACAGCTTAGGAACCTTGACCGGCCACCTGGGCCACCAACCCGAAGGAAGGCTTTGTCATGCTACCCCTACGGCGGCGGGAAACCCGTCTGCCACTCCCCACCATTTGTGCCGCCATCATCGCGGCCATCACGGCGATGCTCATCGCATCCCCAAACTCTGATGCCGATCCCGGCCAAGACGGCCAGTTCTACGGCTTCCTGTCGAACCACTCCATGGTTGTGTACGACCCCGACCTTGTGAGGGCGCAGGGCTTAAGGGTGTGTCGTGAGCTTGAGTCCGGCTTGAACTGGCGGATCACGATCACCAGGTTAAGGAACGTCGGCTACAGCCTTGAAGAAGCGGCCATCATCATGTCTGGCGCTGTCCAGGCGTACTGCCCGTGGCAGGCGACGAACATCATTCACGAATCGTCGGTGCAGGTATGAAACGCGCAGGTCAGCCCAGCCGTGAAGGTCTCGCCGTTAGCGTTAATCCCGTCGATCGAAATGTCTTGGATTTGAACAGGCAGATCGATGAAGAAATGGGCGAGGACGGAGTAGGGGAAAGCGGGAAATGAACGGCTGCTGGTGCTGGTGCTTTGAGTGCACTAACCGGAATGCGGGCTGGCACTGCCGCCGTGGGCTGTGCGAGGACGGTAAGACGCCCGTTACGGCTGCTCTGCAAGTAGACGGAGACAAAGAATGAGCGCGAGAGAACGCCTTAACGAGTTCTTACTCTATGCAGAAGCGTTCGATGCTGACGACATTCTAGCGTTCCTGTCGGGCAACGGATACGCAGTAGTAGAACTACCAACCCATGTTGCCGATGACAACAACAATCGTGCGTGGGAGTGGGTAAGCCGGTGGTACCGACTGCCGGATTCCAGTGAACGCGTCATTACTACACACAGCGCGCCTCGCACGATGACGGTTGACATGGCCCACTCCTTTGCCTCCCAACTACTTGCCGCTGCTGCTGCGGCTGAACGTAATTCGGAGGAGCGATGAGCGACGATGCGTGGGCCGACCTACCACAAGCAATAGAACTGCTATCGAAACACAAGACTGGCCCGTACCCGTTTCATTGCGAACACGATGAGTTGTTCGTGATGAGCAACCCCGCCGCATATACGGCAGAAGAGTTGGCCGAACTCGACGCGCTTGGATTCCTAGTCAATGAAGACGGCGGTTTCTCGTCGTTCCGATACGGAAGCGCATAGAAGACGTGGTGAAGCTATGAGGCGCAAAGGTTATCGAATCCACAAGCTTGATGGGTGCTGCTGGGTTTGCAAGGTGGATCGATACGGGAAGTGTCACGGACGACGCGCGTTCCTCTTTGGTGATGAGGCTATAGCAGCATTCACGGCAGGTGGGCGATGAGCGATAAGGATCTCCTCTACGAGGTGGCGAAGCTCGCCCAGTTTGACGCCTGCGAATCAATCTGGTGGAGATGGAATGAGGGGCGCACCGAGCTTCTAGTACTGGTGAACTGTAGTGATCTCTTCGACTGGGGTACAGCTGATTGCGAGCTTGTCACCGAAGAGAACCTGCCGATTCTTAAGCAATCCATCGCCGATGTTCAGGTGGTGTCGGGCAGTGAATACGACGGGCAGAGCACAGCATTCCTACTGTTCTGCTGCCGCGTCCGTAAGCAGCGCCCACAGGGTGCCTACTACAAGTACCTGACAGTCCACTACAGCGTTCCCGACGGCCTCAACGAATGGGGAAACCCGAAGCAGCGCAAGGACGAAGAGGAGAGCGCCCTGCGTACCGAGAATCTGAGGGACCTCTTCAATGCTTGCGGTCCTCAAAGGGGTATCGACTTCCTAAACCCCAAGGACCAAGAAGGCAACTATCAGTACAAGCCGGATGGTGACAAATGACTCACAACACTGTTCTGGCAGCATTCACGGCAGGTGGAAGATGAGCGGCCGAGATATTGAAGCCGAATGGCTTGTGTATGAGCAACAGTGCCTCCAAAAGCGCGTCTGCCCGCACAGCAGGGAGCGCCTAACCCCCAATGGTGAAGCAGGACCGGACCGCTTGTCGTGTTGGGTGTGCGACTGCTTCGGGTATAAACCCGAGGAGGTTGACAATGCCTGATCCAAGCATCTCCGCCGCACAACGGGCTTTGGACGGAATGCCTGCCCTGTCTGAGCCCATGGAGCAACCCGTATTCAAGGCACTCCTGAGTGATATCGGCGCTGCCGCTGCCCGTGAGATGGCTAGGCCAATACGGGAGTACATCGAGAAGATTCCCGCTGGGCTAGACGCCACCGACCTATATGACGAACTCGACTTCATCTATCGACGCCTACTCGGTGGTCACTGTGAGGAGTGTCGAGATGACTGAGGCCGCTATCCGGGTCTACCCAAGTGAGGAACTAGGACTATGAGCGAATACGAGTATCGCCGGTTTGGAGACATCCCGGTAGATGAAACCTTCGCCGACAAATTCGGGCGCATGTGGACAAAGACGAGTGTCGCCTCGGCCCGATCCCATGGCCAATATGTCAACGACTGGTGGACCGACAAGTTTGACACCTCACGGGACTACTACGAAGCCGACGAGGAAGAGTTGGACGACTGCGACGTGTTTGATGCATGGCCCTACTACCGGGTTCAGTCATGACCGATCCAGTAGTAGGCGACCGCTACTACCTTGACACGCCACGGGGCATGCAAGAGATAACTGTTATGGAGGTTGACGGCAACAACGTTTGGTACTTGCCGGGGGCCGTGTGGCTGAAACACGCGGCAATGCGTGACCTGGTCACCGAATCTGGAGAGAGGCCCTGGCTATGACCGATCCAGCAGTAGAGGCAGCACGCCGGGCTGACTCCTGGGAGCCCGACATCAAGCAGCCCGACAAATTCGGCGAGATGGTGACCGCCGCCTGTGAGGCTTTGAGGCCGATACGGGAAAAGCACGGCGAATGGGTGGCCGTGCTGGAGCAGTCCCCGACACCGGCTGCCGCAATAGCACTCGCAGTGTTGGCCGACCTCGCCCCCTTGATCTATCCCACAGAGGAACTAGAGCGATGAGTGACGAACCTTCGGACGCGCAGAAGCTCATAGCGGAAGTCTTGAAGCCGCTCATCTACGCCGACATGCGATACCCGGATGAACTGTTCGCGCAACGCCGTGCCGAAGCGTACGCCGCCGAGGTGGATAAAGCCCTTGGAGGACTCACGCAGAAATGGGCCGCACACTATATCGGTGACGGGGAGCTGGTAACCGAGTGCGCAAAGTGGCAAGCCCTCCGATGCGCCGCTGCCCAGCCGCAGACCGTTCGCGCCGAGTTCTATTTTGTGTCTGGCTGGACGGTGACCGAATGATAATGAGCGACGCATACTGCAACCACCAATGGACCACCGGAACAGGCCCGGATGACCTGGACGACACTGGAGTCCACTGCTGCGCCTATCGGCCATTTCACTCGGATTCGTGGCATTACTGCCGATGCGGAGCTAAGGAAGTCAAGGTGGCCGAATGAGTGATTCATGGCCCGTATTCATCGGCTACACACTGTTGATGCTCCTGGTGATGTTGATTGCCGTCGAGGTGACCGAATGAGCGCGGTCGGATGGGTGTTCCTAGCGGCAGGAATCCTCGTCATCTACTACGCATGCTTCCAGTGGCACGGCTGGGAGGAATGAGCCCATGACTGACTACATCAACTGGGACGAGTACGACAGGCATATCCGACACATCGCAGACGGTGTAGGACACAAATGCGGTTGCCCGCTGGAATTCCCGGAAGGGACTTTACGTGGACTGTTTAAGAGGTACGGATGAGTGAAGAAAGTTCATTCGACAGACTCATTGAACGGGCGCGCAGTAACGGGGGGTACTTCTCGGGAACCCATATAAGCCGCTGGGAAGAACTGAGAGTCCAGGAGCTAGACAATCGCGCACGACTAGCGAAACTCAAAGCAAGACGATCCGCCAGCCCTAAATGGCAACTGGTCCACGCCGGAATCACGGAATTCGACGGGTACTATGAATATCCAGAGGATATGGCTGATTGCGTGATGGAGAAGCTTTACGGAGACGAGTGGTGAGCGGGGAGAAGCCTGTAGCCGACTACTCCCCTAACCCCTGCGGCCACCCCAAGGCGTACTACTGCCGGGAACGTGGCTGTATGGCCATCCTGGAGTTGGGATGCAAACGAGGGGAAGCCAATCTACTTTGCGGCGGATATCAGCGGATCTTGTGAGCTTGACTAGCAGCCTTACCGTCTACCTCAACGTCATACCTGATGTCATCGCCATCAACCTTGGTGGTGACACCAACCATCTTCAGGTTCGATCCGTCATCCATGTAGGCCCAGCAGGTCTGCTCTTTGCCGACCTTAGCCGGTAGATCACCGTCACATTTGACCGACTTGTAGTTCACATCCCAGCGGGTCAGCACTCTACCCACGCCGCCCTCAAGATCATGCTTAGACATGCTGCCACCTGAGCCGGTGGAGGCGTGGAAGTTGCAGCTGCATGCCAGGAACGCCGTTGCGGCCAGGATGGCGATACCGCGAAGACTCTTCATGGCTGGAGCGTAATCGATTTTACGAATGACCCGAATTCCGTTCGTGTAAAGGTGTGCTGGTAAAACGGTGTATCCAGCACGAATTCTAGTAGGTAACTGCCTTTTGTGGAAGGGATTGCCATCGAAAGGTACGTCTTCCGCAGCAACGCCTGCACATCGGGGGCCGTGTACTCGACGTCCATGCCGTAAGTCCCCATGGAAATGTGCTCGGAGCGGGTGACAGTCAGCTCGATAGCCGACTCATTCCAGACCTTCAGTAGGTCATCGGCCAATTGCTCCAAATCCGCTGTAGCACTTACGATTCGCTCTAGAACGGTAATGGTGGAAGCCCGCTCGCTGTACAGCTCAGCGTCCCTCACCCAGACCGCAGAAGCCCCACCTTCGCCAACTTGATGTGGCGCGATTGGAGACCAACCATCTGGCGGGGTCGCGGTGAACCTCACTTAGAGAGCCACTGCCACAAGTCGTTCAGGTGTCCCTTCACCTCACTCGGGTCAACGGTGATTGCCATTTTGTTCTTGGCTCCCAACCCGAAAGCCAGGCCAGCATTCCATCCGAAAGCCCACTTGCCGTCTTCGGTCTTGCCCGCGTGGCCACCCACCCCGCCACCGGCACCTGCATATCCTGTAACGTCATCTGTGAAATGGATGCCCCACGCATCGGCATCGAAGCTCTTTTTCTCCGAATATCCGGCAAAGACATCCCCGCCGCCTTGTAGGCCACCGTTCTTTTCAAGGTTGAGAGTGGTGTCGGTGTTCACCTCTACGCCGAGCTTCTGGTCCCCGGAAACTATCAAGTCCGCAGGACCAAGACGGGCACGCATCTCAAGGTCATTGGAGAAGACGTTGACATTTCCGCCGAGCTTACCCTCGACGCCCTTTTCGTAGCCTTCTAAACCGGCCTTGCCGTCCAAGCTGGGGCCGCGTGCGCCCCAGCGGTAATCGATGTCCCGGCCACCGACCGTCACCTTCCCGTATTCGCCTTCGGCCCACCCTCTTTGACGACTAACCTCTTTTTCGTCGCCCCAGAGCTTCGGACCCTTCAAATCTGGGATTTTGAGTGGCTTGCCGCCCTGGCGGGTGATGGCGTTGCCCTTTTCGTCTTTGTATATCCCTGAATTGGGGGCTCCCCATTTGTCTTCGTGCTCTTTGAGCTTCTGCTTGGGTATGGGGAATTCCTCATCGCCTTTCGGCGCGAATCCCTTGCCAGCGGCTGCAATTTGGACCTTGGGTGCGCCGTGAATGCGGGGCGGCTGTCGCCACTTTGGCAGCGGATCAACAGGAGCGCCAGTCGCGTATTGCATGAGTCTTGCAAAATCCTGATCGACAATCTCAACCGCCTGCTCAGCGGTCTTCATCCGGGACTGCAACAGGGTGTATTTCTCTTGGATTTTCTTGATCTCGGCTGCGTCTTTCTCTGGATCAAGATGGCTTATATTCGGTGGGTAAACCTGGTTGGTATCCAGATCCACCAGGATCTTGGGCGCTTCCTCCGAGAACTCGACAATGCTACGAATGCCCTTCTCAACGTCCAGCGACGCCGAGTGGGTGTTGTACGCGTTCGTGATAAGCACTTTCGCCGCTTCGGAATCCATGTCGAGCGTCTTGTGGTCCGTGCGAAGTGCGTTGCGTGCGGCGTTTCCGCTCAGCCCTTCCCAGGTGGACATTTTGCTGAGATCCAAGATCGTCTGACTCAGCTTCTTATCCGACTGGTAGCTCTTCAGGCCCATATCGATAAACTCTTGGATATACGGGGGCCATCTGAGAGCATCCGATAGTGGGATCACGGATTACCTGCCGGATGTCCGAAAGTTGTCTACGCCCCGCTCTTCAACTGCCATAAAGTCGTGCGCGGCTACCTCGTGTGCATCGCAGTGGCCGTCGAACGCCTCGTGCCGATCCGAGGTCTGTTGCTCCCAGTGCTCAACTAGGTTGGTCATGGCCCTACCAGAAGACCCTGCACTGAAGCGGCTAGCGATAGCCTGGATAGATTCGTGGACGTATTTCTTCTCTTGCCGCCAGGTCTCAGCATCGGTGCGTAGGACGGCAGCCGTCCGCTGTAGCTCATCGAATGCCACGTGTAGCGGTTCACTCATACTGGTCACCTCCCCGTTCAGGTGACCACCGTCACCTAGTTTGCGGGAAGCGTAGCACTACAGCCCTAGTGCCGCTTGGCTGAATCACCACCATGTGTCTTGGAGCGTGGGTCGTGGATCGTCACTCCGCGCTACCACCGTAGCCACAGCAAGCAGGATCAGGAAAACCAGCAAGATGTTCAAAGGACCGCCCCCTTAGCTCGCTGCCTTCTCTTCAGTGCTAATGCACGCTTCTCCACAATGAACCAGCTCGCCGCAGCCAACGGCAACGTCACCAGTGTCGCCAGCACGAAAACTGGGAATGGACCCCACGCCCCAAATCCGAGGATCACGAGAAGCTGCTGAACCGGGAAGGCGTAGATGTACACCCCGTAGGACAGGTCATTGCGCAGGTTTAGGTGGGGATGTTTCAGTAACGCGCCGGATGTGATCACCAGGTAGGCCAGCGGTAAAGCCGCCAGCACCCGGTAGTTGGGCAATAGCCCGGACAGTAGTACCACCCCGACGCAAAGTCCGACGAGCGGCCACAAGGCGGGCAGGCGGTCCTGATACTGGTAGATGACGGCCCCGGCTGCGAACATCACAGCGAATCTGGCAATCATCTGCGGAATAGTTGACATACCGAATGACGGGTAGCCGAACACTGCCGTGGCTGCCAGTGTTAGCAGGAATGCGGCAGGGATGGTCCACCGATACTTCAGTAGCCCGGCCACACCTATAGCGGCTACCGCTATATAGCAGCCCGCCTCAAACACCAGCGTCCACAGTGAGCCGTTCCAGACGTGAGGCCAGGGCACCTCTCGGGGCGTGCCATTGATGCCCACATAGAAGACGACATTCATCAGGCAGTTGTTGATGGCGTATGCGACGGGGGCGCCGGAAGCCATCAACGCGCCCACGGAGCCGTGCTGAATCAACACACTGGCCGGGGCGAATATGAACGCGGTGATCAGCACGCACACCCACAGTCCGGGCAGAATGCGGAGCGCCCGCGCTACCGCGTACTCGCGTACCACGGGCCTGCGGAGCCAGCTGCGTGTGATCAGAAACCCTGATATGGCGAAGAAGGCATCCACGAACACCTGCGACCCCAGCTGCTCCACCCACCGGTTCGGGGCGTCATTGCCTGTCAGCGGCCACGAATGCCACAGGATCACCCCAGTAGCCAGGAAGAGTCTCCACGCGTTCAGGGCGTTGTTACGTGGATCAAATGCCGCCCCAAGGTTCACCCTGACTCCTCCCACTGTCTCGGGGCTACCCTACGCCGATTCAAGATCACAGAACCCCGGAAACGCAAAAAAGGGGCGGGCCTAGAACCCTTCGGGGAAACCGAAAAGGGAACTAGACCCGCCCAGCCCACATAACGCAGACAAGAACACAGAATTCAGCTATCAGACTGATAAAACATGGTCTTCAAACGCTGAATATTTTCGAACCGGAAATCGCACCACGACCACGTGGCACCATCACCTAAATCAACCTTAACTACCGGAAACGACGAAAAGCCCTCGCCACGCAATACCGCAGCCAACTCGTCGTCCACCACAACCGCAGAGAACGGAACATCAGACTTCTCCAGTCCCTTTTTCGTCAACTCACACTTATGGCAATACGCGTTAGGTGAATAAACAGTAACCAACAAAACTATCGACCTTCAGGGAAAACTCTCGACAACAGGACAGCAGGAACCGGTGGCGGATCAGGATCACCCGCACGCCACGAACCATGAACATCCCGGATATGCCCGGTAGCTGTCACCAACAACGCATCTGTGTGAGCGTGATCGCGGCGCTCAGATTCAAGAGCGCCCTTAACCTCAGCCAACTCTTTCTCCAGATCCTCAACACGCTTCGTCAATGGCTCCAACAAAACCTCGATAGCTTTCTGCTGAAGCTCCGTCAAATCGTTTTGGTTGGCTTCCTTCTTAGACTTCCGCCCCAACCAATAACCGAGGCCCGCGATAAGGGCCACGATTATGGAAGTGACGGCCTCAACCAACCCCACAGGGGTTAGAGGTTGTCAGCGGAGTCGATAGCGCCAGCGACTTTATTCAAAACCACCTCGGCGCCCTTCAACACGGCGATAGCCGCAGCGATAACAGCAGCCACCTTCAACGGCAATCCCACTACAGGAATCGCCACCAGCACCGCCAACAGAACCGCTATAACAGCAGCGACAGCCTTACGTATCTCCGAAGGCTTCTTACCAAGAATACGTACCATTTTTACTCTCCCCCATTTTCGTTCTTCAATCCAGGCACCTCGGGCCACAACGGCTTTTCAGGAACGCCGAGTTCTTCAGCGGGGTCCTCTCCCACCACTACCGCAGGATGCGGTACGCCAGCGAAAGCCCGCTCCAAAGCATGCTCAACCTCGACAGGTGAAGCCTTACCCGGATCAACCTCGATAACAATTTTCTTAATCTTACGGCGGTCAGCCAAATACTTAGCCATCGTGTAATTAGCCCGGAACTTCCGGTCTACACGATCACCAACAACCGCCCGCAACACAACCTGGGCACCACGGAACTTATCGTCCAAAGGCGCCGTGTCCTCACTGAAACTCAAAACGACCCCCTCACGCGGCGATACCGCGCATCCACTGAAAATCCCCCGGCTCCGCAACAGTCGAATAATGCGGATTCGGATTGCGAACCAGAAACATGATCGCGTCGAACAATGCTTTAACCGCCGCGAAGCCCTCACCGACAGGATTACCGAACAACGCCAACACTCGCGCAAACAACGCGGACGGGCCACCGACCCACGAATTCTCGCAAATGATCTTCGCGATAGCCGTCTTGTCTTTACCGGCAGAATCCGTGGTGTTCTCCGTGAACATGTCACCCTTACGGGGATGCTCCTGCCACCTGTCCGCGATAACCGTTTGAGACGAGTTGAACAGCACATCCATGATGCCCTGCGTGCCCTCCGCTGGAGGATCAGTAGACCAAGGGCAAACCTTGTCCTTCTCCCGGCGCGGATTCCCGAAACACAAGCCGCGTTTGAAGTCGGCCAGCCGCCAATGCAGCGCCGCGCCCTCAGGGATGACGTACTTCATCATGAACTCGCACACCACCATGGCGCCCTGCGAAAACCCGGTGATCCCCCAAGGTGTACCGGCAGGGAACTCAGCCACGACACGGCCAGACTCATCCGTCAACCTGGTGGAACCAACCAGCCTGACCAGTTCATTCATGCCCGACTTGTTGTCGAAAGGCAGAGCGCCACTGTTGTAGCCGACAGGCTGCCAAAACGCCAAACCCTCGCCCGACAGCTGCGAACCAATAGACGCTGACGGCCCCGCCCACATATCCGACAGGTGACCCTCAACCGTGAAGATCACCGGTTTCACCGTCAACGGACGCGGCAGATAACCCATCACATACTTGGTTTCCGCGTTGATCACACCCGGCAGAAATTCATCAGATGTCAACTGCCCGGACCGAAGGTAGCGGGACTGCATTTCGGTGACAGCCGCAACCATCGCGTCGTCATACAACTCGGTGTCCGCCAAGCCACCCGCGTACGAAGAAAACTTTCGCCGCATGAACATCTTGATCTTGCGGATTTCCTTAGACGAATCACCTAAGCCGAGGCCGACGTAGACACCGCCAACCCTCATTTGTCCCCCAAAAGTTTCGCTACCCCATCAACAAGTGACAGGTTTTGCCCCCGACTGTTTTGTCCGAGCTGCGGCCAGCCTTTACCGCCTGGACCCCGCAATTGGGTCCAGATTTCCTCCAGAAGCTCCCGATCTGTGAAGTCACGGGGATACACCTTCGGCTGCGGCTCTGTGGGCTCAGACGGCTCCACAGGGGCCTTAATGTCGGCGTAGAAGTTGATACGTGCCGTGAAGTAGTCCCACGGGAACTGGTCACCCACATCCGTGTGCGTGCCGTCCTTCAAAACCTGCGTCACATAACGGTGATCCGAGATACCCGGAATCCGGCCCGTATACGGAGGCGCGACAACATTGAACGGAATGCCATACTTCTTGCAATCCTGAACAACCAGATAGGCCGCAACATCGATAGCCTTTGATTGCTTCATCCACTGATCACGGGACCACGACGCCTTAGAGCCCGCGAAGCACAGATTGATGCTGCGGCTGTTCGCAGACAGCACCGACCACGACGCGTAATCGGTGTCCACAACGTCAACGACCGTCACACCGCCATCGGATGCCTGACTGATCGTGTAGTGGTAGGACACCTGATTGAAAGGGTTACCAAGGTATTTCGCCAGATCCTCAGCGGCGGAATCCCCGCCGCCGCCCTCCTGTGTATGAATGAAAAACGAGTCAACGTTCGTCCCACCACGAGACGAATTACTCGGACTCCACAGCGGGAATTCGTTGAAGTCTGGCCGGTTATCTGCCGGGGCTGAACCATCAGCCCAGTACTTATCGAGATACGGCCTCACAGTCCCGATACGGGACTTGATTTCGTCCAGGTAAGCGCGGCGCCCATTGTCATACCAGTACTGGGCGCTGGGCCAGTTCGGGGCCTGCTGTAGCCAACAAATGTTCAGCCAAATATCTGCGCTCGCGCCAGGCTTCTTCCGCTGCACGTCGAGCCGATCAAAGAACGCGGAGATCTGCGCCGCCGCACCATTGAACCGGTTCGGATAACTTCCGTCCTGCTGCGCTACCCCATACGTAGTTTGGGAGGGGTCCCAAATCGTTTCATTCCACCCGGACTCCTGGTAGAAAGTAGACATTATCGCCAGGCAGTCGTCGCGGCCATACTTCCGCTTCTTTGCCTCGGCAATAGTCAACTGCGCAACATCATCCTTTGTCGCCGCCACTACTTCCCCCAATTAAACGGGTTCAGATTCGCAAAGGCATCATTAATCGACTTGGCAACCAACCCAGAAAGACCCTGGAAAGACTCCCCCACTGTTTTCAACATACTGTCCGAAATATGTTGAACCGATCCCGAAACCTCAGTGACAATGGTCTTAGAAACATCCGCAGCGACATCCCCCAACTTGTCCGCAACGTCACCAACCTCACGGGCCACCGCCTCCGTGATGCTCTTAGTAATCTCCGGGATCTGTTTCGCGATTTCTTTAGCTACTGCTTCTGCCACCTTTTCGGCGAACATCAGCACCAGATTTTCAATAAACTTCAATTGTTTCCCCCAAATACTTAAATACCGTCCCGAGCTTCCCAAGCAGTCGGCTCAACACCAGGCGTGAAAAGAGACGTAGACCAGCTCAAACCCACATGCCGGAAACCCTCACCATGAGGAACCAGGCCGGTAACATCGCCAGAAATAATTGGCGTGCTCAGATTGCCGTTCTTATAACAAGAAAGCGTCTGCCCCAAATGGTTGTAAACAACCTTGTATGTGTCACCGTTAGCGACTGTGTTGTTTACCGGGTCGCCCACAAAATCGGCGGTCAGCGGGCTATTGCCCTTGATGACATGGACCTTGTTATTTGTGATTCCCGTTTCGAATGAAATCGCCAACCACGCAGTCATGGCGTAATCGCCACAAACAATCACGTTGAACCGGCCCGCACCCACATTCAGCACACGCACATTGATCGACACAGAATCCATGTGCATGGGCGCATACCATTTAGCGCATGCCTGATTAAAGAACGCATACTTCGGCCCCATAGACGGAACCTCAGAAATCAGGCCGTGAGTATGGATCTCCATACCCGTTCCGCCCATCGGAATCCAGCGCGGCCCAATGTAGGAGCCAACAAAATCCGCTGTGTACTGCACCGTGTAGTCGGTTTCATCCTCAGGCGGCGTCAACGGATACCGGGGCTCCTGCCGGATCACCTTCCCCTGGCGCAATGCCAACGCAGACTGCCCCGGATAAGTCACAAACAGAATGAAATTGGAGCCGTGCTCAATATCCGCTACATCAGCGGCTTCCTCCGCGAACGAAATTCCGCGCGCCGTGACCGTGCCATCAAACGTCGCCAGCGTGATCGCAGCATCATCTGTGATCACAAGCTGGGCAGTAGAGCCAGCTGGATAACTACCCGACAACTGCCATTCGGGGATTTCAAGACGCGACCCCGCCGTGAGGGTAATCGTGTCCATCCTCGGACCAATACCCAGCATTTAACCCCCCAAAAGCTGAACCAGCCGCGCACGCACCCTGACAAAAGCCAGCCGTAAATTGATTTCAGCTGCCATCAAAAGCAGGTGCGTACGATGCCGGAAACTTGATTCATGCCCGCCCCAACCAACACGCCCATCACAAATCGGGCAATGCAATTCGGGCGGGCCAGCGAACACATTCATACGCTTTAAGCCAACGTAAATACAGGTGCAGGCGAGCCGTCACTGTCAATCGTCAGCGAGTTACCATTAGTGGTAACCACATCAGCGGGCGTGTTATCCAATAGCACATAGCACAAGACATCCCCGCCAAGCTCATACAACACCGCCCATCGCGCGGTAATACTTCCACCCGAAGCAGTCCAAGTTGGGTTAGACGAAAACGATGCAGTGACACTCGTAGTTCCAGAAAGAACCAAAGTAACAGCAATACCACCAGTGGTGTATCCGTTACCGTTGGCCACCTCATTTGTGACACCAGCCCAAGTGGTAGTCGATGCACCGATATTCGATGTAGAGGTGACAAGAGCGACCCGGAAAGTATCCGAGTCGATATCGAAAGTGCCATTAAGGAGCCTAGTGCGCCCGCCATTAGTGAACGTCCAGTTACCAGCGGTCATTAAATTGTCCTATTCAGTTATATTTATTCAGTTGTATTAATTGATGACTTCCACAGTCGCAGCCGCATAACTCGTGTTCTGCCCGCCCGTTTGACCCACAGAGCCATCAGAAGTTGTTATGTTCTTGTAATTCAGTGCCGTCGCCGAACTAAAAGCGGCACCCGATGTTGCGCCCCGTGTATAACCAGCCGGTGCCGCATCCCACCCGGTTGAACCAAGATTTGAATGTCCATGGAAATGCAACAGGACCGACGACCCATCCGTGTGACTCATAGGTACTGAAGGGGCCGTGGATGTAGCACTAGAACCGGCCTGTTTAGCATGACCACCAATCGGTGACGTTGCGTTCTGATTCCGCACCACTACCGCAATCAAGTGCGACGCGGTACCCCACGACCCTGACGTGGTGTTCGTTGCTGTGGCTTTGAACATCGCCGTCACGCAACCTGACCCGCTAGCACTATCACCGGGATCTATGTATTCCCAGTCAGGTACCGTCCCACCCGCTGCGGGCTTAGTGGGGGCATGAGTTGAGAACGGGTTGTACGCGAACAGAACGATCAGATCCCCAACCGAATGGGTGGGGATGGTGACCGAGGAGGCCGCAGCCCCAGCCGACGAAATGTACGAAGCGTTCGACACGTTCGTCACAATCGGGGTACCACCGGTCAGCGACGCGGATGTCCCTGTTGGGGCTATCTTCGTATCGATTCGTGGGCTTCCGCCAGTCAGTGTCGGAGTAGCCCCAGGCGGGGCAATCGTGGATGCAATACGCGGCGAACCAACTGTCAGCGTCAGTGAAACAGGTGCCCCAGTGACACCCAGGCCGACTGATCCCGCGCCACCCGTAAGGGTTGCTGTAGCACCCCCAGGAGCCACACCCGTCAGGATCAGCGGACGGCCACCCGTAACGGTGAGCTGCACCGTAGGCGGCGGATAATTCACGTTGATCAACGGGCGCCCACCCGTAAGAGTCGGTGAAGCGCCCGCTGGCACAATACGAGCCGCGATGAGCGGTGTTCCGCCCGTAAGGGTCGGAGTCGCACCAGTCGGGGTGAGTACCAGCCCGGTAAGTACGGTCGGGGCGCCGCCAGCCAGTGCGCACGTTCCGCCTGCCGGAATGATCAGGTTATTGCTGGACTGCACCACCACCGGGGAGCCGCCAGTAACCGCCAGCTCCGCATCATCAGGGGTCAATACCTGCCCAACCCGAACCAGTGGCGCCCCAGGGGTGAGCACCAAATCGGCTGATCCGGGCCGCAGCGGCGGACCAATAATCGCGGGCTCGGCTCCAGCGACCACCAGAGTCGCCGGAGCCGGGAACACGTAATTGTCGCGCGTGACACTCACGCCAGGAACCCCGCCCGAAACGGCGATAGTGGCTGTTACAGGCGAACAAAAGAATTCAACCCACCAGCCAGTAGCCATAACGCCCCCTACAACTTGAACAGGCGCTCAGCGCCGTTGTACCAAGTGGCACTGATATTCGTGCCGTCCGGAGTGACAGGCAGACCAGTGGCGGTATCAATAGCCGCTATGAGCGGAGAAGTGCCAGCCGTTCCTGTGTCTTTGTAAACAATGAGCCTCACAATTGTTGGACCCGTAACAGATGGGAACGTAATATCAGCAGCATCCGCGACACCACCAGTGCTCGACTTACCTGAAAGATTCGCCGAAGTAGCGACAACACCAGTGATGTCAGACAAATACTGGTGTGTCGCCATATTCGGCGTATACGTCGCATCAACCGCCGCGACCTTAATATTGTCGCTAGACCAACTAATCTGGCCATCCAGAAACGCCTGGCGCCCCTTATCGTATAGAGCATTAACCATATGAAATTGTTTCCCCCAAAAATACGCTATTCAGCGTTAGAAATAATTGGTATCGCTACACCGAGCCACTTGCCGTCCGCCGCCAAAGTTGTTGTGAATGTCGCAGGTCCACCAGGAGCATCACCGAAAATGAGGCCCTTATTCTTGAACGCCACAGCATCCCGATAGCCCCGCTCGGTCTTGTTATAGGTAGTACGAACCCCGTCATAAAAGAAGGCGTTGACACTCATGCCATGGGCATTCGATGTAGTAGTCACAGAAGCCGACGACCCATACCCGGTAGCCACCGAAGGCGTACCAATACCGGCAGGAGCAGCCAACTTATACGAGGCAGCGCCGGTGGAATAGTAGACGCCGTATCCGGCCCCGATGATCTTTATTGACCTCGCGCCAGTAGGCGGATCTAACATCCAAAACACCAACAAACTACTGGTACCAACTTTTATGTCGGGCAGCCTATTCATGGTGACGCCACCAATCTTCAGTGACATACCAGAAATATCTGTACCACCATCAGCGGTGACATACGCGAATACCAGGTTCGCGTCGTCCGCAATAGTAAATTCCGGAATTGACGCCATGCTAATATCGGTGTCACTCTTATTATCGAACTTGACATCAATATCGCCGAACAGGGGCTTACCAACGGACTCCCGCGACGGAATACCGAATACCAGGTTATTGGCCCGGTAATCCTGCTCATCCAAGGAATCCGGATACAAATACTTGCCTATCTTGAACATCATCGAAACCTCAACCTCAACGACTGGGGTTTGCGCGTTCTCCACCATCGCGAACAATGTGCCGTTCGGCAGGTAGTAGACAGAGCATTCGTATCCGCGCCACGAACCACCGTGGCCGCGCCATTGGCCCAGCTCAAACATGCCGTGCCCGTAGCCATAGAAATTCAGCTGATCATCATTGCCCCACGGGACAGGCCAGTAGTACTGAGTTCGGATCTTGTGCAACTCGGGACTCAACAAAGTCCCGTCCCGCAGCTCCTTAGCCCACAGAAGCAGATCGGGTGCTGTCGAAATCATGACACCGGCAGCGCTCGCATACCCCGGCCCGGTTTCTGTGGCGTCCTGCCACGCCCCACCACCGAATATTCCGGTCGCCCACGCATGCCCGTTCGCATACGGCTCCGGCATCTTCGCCGTTGTAGGCCAACTGGTTTCCGTCAAACCCAACGGATCAAGAATGTCCGTCTGCACCACATCGCGGGCAGGGCGCCCATTAACAATCTCAACGATCATTCCCAGCAGGAAATAGTTCGAGTTCACATACGCCCAACCTTGGCCGGGCTCAAAGGCCGGTTCGTGCTGCTTGACAATCGCCAGCGTTTCCGCATCCGTCCAATCGGAAGTCGGCATCAGGAAGTAGCGCATCATCATGCCGAGGTCAGTTTGCTCATTGAACAGACCCGACCGCAGAGACAGCATGTGCCGGATGGTTATCTTCGTCCCGCCAGGGACGCCCGGAAGGAACTTCTCCAGCGGGTCATCCAACGACAACAAGCCACGGTCAACTGCCTGCAAAATCATGGTCGCCGTAAACGATTTAGTGCACGACCCGATGCGGAAATGGTCAGCTGGTGTAACCGCGCGCGCGCCAGCAGCAGTGGAAACCTTTCCGTAGGCTTTCGTGTAGTAGCCGTCCGGAGACTGAATTGCCAAAACAGCGCCAGGTGCGGTCAAGTTCGCCGCCACTATCGCATCGATAGCCGCCTGGTCCTCCAAAGGCAGCATCGATAGACCGCCAGACATGACGGGCTTCCCGAACGCCTCGGCAGATTCAATACCGGCCACATGGATTTGGCCCGGACCGCCAACAACCTCTTCACCCTCTAGCGGGTTCTGCCGGAACCGGTACCAACCGGCACCGTCCGCGCCCTTACCAGCGGACTGGAAAGTGAGGTTGTTTCCGCCGTTACCGGCACCACCTGGCGACACGCCATCGGCACCGGGAATTCTTTGGTCGCCACCGGCAACAATGGGCTCGCCCTTATACGAGTACGGGCCAGGGCCGCGACCAATCGGATTCCCGCCGAACTGCAACTCCGTGCCGCCAACACCTGGCTCGGCAGTAATGCTGTAACCCGGAATAGACCACGTGCTCGCCGTACCGTCAGCGCCGTCGTCATGGCCTAGATGTCCGCCGAGACCGCCGACACCCTTCGTGAAGGTGATAACAGCGTCGTCACCGAAATGGACTCCGCGCTGCCAAGTCGTTGACTGATACAAACCCGGAGATCCCGGCTCGCCATGGAAACCCAACGTCAGGCCCATCTGCCCGCCACCAGCACCACCAACAGCGGTGACATCCACGAAATTCACCCAAGCCGGAATCTGAATGTCCCCGGAATCGACTACGTAGCCACCGATCGGGTCGTAATAGCCAGCGCCATTACCTGTATCTATCGCGATCTCAACCCACGGAATATCGCCAGACCGAACAACGCTGTCCTTAGAAATAGACGTGGGCGGCGAATTCGGCGAAGATGAGTTATCGCGTGTAGAAGCTAGACCCTGAACCTTTGCGAAAGGATGGTCAGGTATGTTGTCTTCGGTGGAAATACCACGCATGTAGTGAGTTCCGCCTACCGGAACCCACTCAATTTCGTAAGTTTCTGAGGCTTTCCAGTCAAACGGCGTATCCAGCTGATAGAAATTCCATCCCGGAGTGGTTCCGGGCACAATATCCGCAAGAATATTAGGGGAATGATGAACCAGAGCCCGGTCGCCGGAATCGGCGTTCATCTTCCAAATATTGATATAGAAGGCGGACATACCAGACGTTCCTGCACCCAGCCAGGAAATAACGCCAACGGCTATATCTTGCTCAATACGCAGCGCAGCAATACGCGACGCTGCCTGGGTTGCCGTGATAGTTGTATTAGCGCTCGTTAAACCGTAATTTGATCTACCTGAAGGCAGTAGCCCAGAATCGATAGATGTGTTATTGCGGTTACTCAAGATTTGGAACGCCGACTCACCCATCCCCGCCATGGCGGCGAGAATGTTCGTGACATTAAGCAGGTCCGCGAAACCGCCAGTCGTATTGGGTGTGCCGCTGCCCTGCAAACCGCCAAGCAGGTGAGACAAGAAATCCTGGAAGGAGGTCAGCGCATCGCTCGGACCGCCGAAACCGAGAATATTGAAAAGCGGTATATTCTTGATTGCGTTAGCGAGGTCTTCTAATGTATGTAAAGCGCCGCCCAGGCCGAGTGCGTTAACAATCGTGTCAAGTAACAACTGCCACTGAGAGGTGACCTGCTGTAATGTCTCGGCGAACCCGGAAATCCAGCTCTGCTGAATCTTATTGGTCTTTTTACCAACACCGTCATCAAAGTTGAATGTGCCTGTGAGCGCATCGCGCGTGATGAATATGCGGACCTTTACTGACTGCACACCATCCGGGACCACATAGTTGCCCGACATGAGGCGCCAGGAGCCAGCGCTAGCCGGAGGATTCAAAGTCGCAATGTCTTTAATGCCGGTCTGGACGGCGGTGTCGCCGTAGCCGGAATATTCGACAAGCTGTAATTTGATAGGCGAGCCAGTGCCGGAATAGCCCGACCACATAACGAACATTTCAAGGGACAAGCTCTGCTTAGGGTTAACCCTGATCTCGTTCGACCGCAGAGACTTTTTAGTCCCATCAGCAACGACTTTCACACTGCCAGTGCCGTCAGCGGTGTGAGAAACCCCGGACTCATACGACCAGACCGGATTCCCCGCCACGCTATCTGGGCCGAAATTACCGGCAACCAGAATGTTATCTTCCTCATCCGTAATCTGGCTAAGACCAATCAGAGGCAGAATGGATTTCTTTATGAACCCGTCCAGCCCGAACAGGGCGGCGATTTTCTCCAGCGCTTCAAGCGCCGCTTCCATACCAGCTGCGACATCAGCCCAGCGGTCAGACAGAAACTCCTGAAGATTCGTTAAACCGCCAGGGGCGCCCGTAATAGCCTGAACAATCAGTGTGATGAACTCGCCAAGGTTTCGGAACCCGTGAAGAATTACGTCAAAGAAAGTGGATGACGCCGCATTCCAGCCCGTATCATTCTGAACCTGATTAGCGAAATACTCCGTAATCGCATCCTGGGTTCGGGCAGGAAGCTTCGTCATGTCAGCTTTATTGATGAAAGGGAAAAGCCAGCCGCCCGGATCTAAACCGTCTTCCCCATTTGGCATACTCATGACGAATCACCCCCCTTCCCCTCCATGCGCTGACGAGCCGCTTCTAGACGGGCCAAAGAGCTTTGGAATTGCTTCTCAAACTTCTTCAGCGCCTCCGCGTGCTTCTCAGGGGACTGCGCAGCCGCATCAATCTCGGCAGCCACATCGGGCGCAATATCAGCGAGCATCGCCGCCGCATCCCCCGAAATATCCACAGGACGCTCAGTAACGGTGTCCCACACCTCGAAATTCTTGAGAGGACCATTCCCGGCCTTAATCCACTTGGTTTGCAAGTCTGGATGGAACCGGCACCCGAAATCCCACAACATTTGCGACACAGCCTCAAAGCACTGCGGCGGAATGAGCGGCTGATTATGGAATCGCTTCTCGGTACCCGTCTCACGCGGGTCCGGGATACCTCCCGCGAACATCCACGCAAAAGCCGTACGCGGGTCATCCGGATCACAATCGTCCTGTGACAACAATTCTTTAATTCCCCCATTAATAAAAACGCGTGTTCAATCCACCCCACTGTTCAGAAAATCTGAACAGCAGAGAAAACTGAACTAAGCCGCAATCAACTGGAAACCAACATTCCTGGTGGCTTCCGTCAATTTCTTCGCCAACCGCGCGGACCTCTCCCCCAGAGACATAGCCCGCTCCGACTTACCGGCCTTCAAAACCCAAGACAACGGCTGCAAAGAATCAGAGTGATCCCACGAAGGATTCATCTCCTCCAATTGGTTAACCCAAATAATCGACTCGACGCCCTTAGAATTGACGGTGGAGCCCATGCGCTGCCCGATATCGATATGCAAACCGGGGATCACCCACGAATCATGCATAGCCAACAAATGAGTTGTCTCGGCCCTACCTGCCAAGAAACCGCCCCGCAGCGCAGCCAGCGCAGACAACGACCAAGCGTTATTCTCGGCGCCCTGCTGGTACAGCTCCCAGTAGTGAATCCAACCCAGCTTCGTGGCACGCCCAGTGTTCTTCCAATGCAGCCACGCCGCAATGGTGCCAACAATGAACGGCATAATGATGTCCGCCGCAATAGTGCCCGCAGATGAGAAACCAGCCAACAAAAAGTAGCCAAGCAGATTCCCCGTGGTTTCGATGACTAGTTTCGCTATAGCGTCAGCGGCAGGGTTATCGCCACCCACCACCACGGAGGCATTCTTTGCAGGCCCCCACGATAAATCCCCCGACTCAATCGGTGTCCATTCAGAATCTCGGACCACCAGCCACGGCTGCTTAGCCATAGACGCCAACCAGCCCGATTGGTAGTACTCGTCAGGCTGCAACGTTTCGGAGTCGTCAACCATGTTCCACGAGTCCTCAATGAACCCGCCGCCGTAAACGGCAACCGAACGCGCGAAGCCATCAACGATGGTGCCCTCAAGGAACGTGCCGCCCAGCGCGTGAGCATCCGAGTTATCCACGACCTCAAGCACGAGAGCGCCGTTCCGCATAGCCGACACACCAGGAACATCGCCGAACTCGTCGTCGTCGGTGAAAATGCGGCGATACGTCAAAGTCAGCTGCGCATCATCCAGCGAATCCGCGATAACCGAGTCAATTGGATTCATTCGGGACGCCAAGAAAGTCCACAGTGACGAATCGTCCAAGAGGAAAGACTTGCACCTAATGAAGCATTGCCACGTATTCCAGTTGAACCCACCAACCCAACTGTTTATATCGAACGGATCATCCGGTAAAGTCCACAGGTTCCCCTCAACCCGAATTAGGTTGATAAGAATTATCATGGAAATACACCATTTTGCCGGTCCAGCTATTCCGAAAATGCGTGGGAACTGGAAAATTGGTATGGGCAGCAAAGGATTCGGCGGGCAGAGGAGGTATTGCAGGAATTTCAGGTCATCATCGAACGTGACCTCTAAATACTTAACCCCACCCTTGGACTTGATCGTCCACTTATCCAGCAGCCCGGTCCACCGTTTCCGTCCACCATAAAAGTCCACCCTGATAAGGACGTTCTTTTTCAGCTCCGGATCATTAGGCAGCGCCTTCAACCAAATCGCCATGAAATGGTCATCAGGCAACTCAAGAATCCCCTGAGTTGGGGTATTGTTCTTGAACGGGAACGACCCCTTCAAAGTGGTGTCGTAGTCGATATGGCCGACACAAATTGCCTGCTGATTCCCCGTAGGGTCATTCATGTACAGATAGATTTCTGGCTTTGCGCGACGTAACGACTTGTGTTCGGCGCGCACGGCGTCAGTTCTCCGGCTGATAGCGTTCAGCCGGTCCTGTACGGCGGTCACAGAATCGCCCACGGATGCGACCACGGGCGACTGAACCAACGCGGCACCGTCAGCTTCAACGCCCCACCGAACTCGGCGTTCTTCACCTGAACCGGGATCTCGCCATGCTTACCCGGCATCAGCGGATACAGAAGGTCATTGCCCTTCCATCGGTGCTGAACAGGGGAAGAGTTCGCGGCGATAATCGTCTGAACCCGAGGATCGGAATCGACTTCAATGTCCTCGCCCGCCTTCAACTCCGGTAGCGGAATGGTGCGGCCACAGTCCTGCTCACCCCGCGAATACATGTCATTGCCCCACGAAAAATCAGGCAACGTCCACAACGCTCTATCGGTTAAAGTCCACTTCAACCACACCGGGATATCGCCCGGATTCTCCACATGAAAACGGTGCAGATCCTGCGTATTAAGTGTTTCCCACACCGTCTCGACAGGATCGTCCTGCCAAAACGGAAACTCGGCTGCAAACGTATAAACAACCGGATTCTCCGAAAGTAAATGCGGATCTTTTTCGTACGTGTACTTCGGCGCCTCCTGCATCCGGACCCTCAACCATCGGGTACCGTCAGCAGTCGTCACATATATAGTGGCCAATTCGTCATAGTCGAAAGCCCACCGAAGTTGCGCATCAATAGTGCGCCACGTATGCGGATCATCCGCATACACGTACAGAGGGATGATCATTTCCCTTTTCTGGCTGCGTTTACCGACATACTCGTCACCAAACGGGCCAGGAACAAACAAGGTCTTAAACTCGGCGTCGTAAATACCTTGCGGATTCGGCAGCATAAACACGCCCTGTTCCGCCATGCCGGGGCCAGACACACACCAATATGAGCCGTCCCGCCCCACAATCTCTATCTTGAGATTGTCGAAATACTCAATCGCGGGCATTTATTCAGTTGTCCCCCCAACGTTCAGGAAACCCGGCAATTCCGCAGCCAGCAGAACACCGGGTTTTCCCGAACATCTATATTCAATTGTCAGCGCACGGGCGTACCTTGATAAGCCGCCACCTGCTGCTGTTCCCTACGCTGCTGATTCTGATTCCACTGGTCCAAATTCGATGTATGAACACCGCCGTTGAATACGTTCTGAATCATCGGTCCACGCTGACCTGGCTGAGCGCCTTCCTTCGGCAGCATCGGAGTACCCGACGCATTCGCCGTAGAACCGCCCGTCAACGTGCCAACAAGCAACGAAGACAGAACGTTCACGCCGCCAGCGACAGCCTGACCGGCCATCTGCACACCCGCAGCAGCCATAGACCCCGCCGCACCAGCAGCAGGACCGGCGGCACCAAACGAGCCAGCCGACGCCGCAGCAGAAATAGCAGTCGAAAGCGCCCCACCAATCGCAGACGCAGCACCCTCGATACCCTTCTGCACCGCAGGCGCATTGTGGTTCTGATTCTTCGGAGCAGCACCCAACACAGAACGCGGGTCCTTCTCAGGGCTAGCCCCAGTCGGCCCCTTAGCGCCAGGCGCCACCGAACCGCCGACACCCTTCAAGGCGCCACCGATACCGGTCATCGCCTTACCGACAGAATCCGTTGCGGCCTCCGTCTGGGCAGCCGCCCCCGCATCAGGCGCAGGAAGCTCCGTAGGCATCGGAGCAGGCGCCTGCTGGCCTTCAGTCGGCCCGCCCACAGTTGACGGTGCAGGCGCAGCGCCAGGAGCCTCAACCATCGGCTCAGGTGTCGGCAGAGGTTCTGAGACCTCCATCGGCCCCTGCGCCTGAGGATCAGGCGTCGGCGTAGGCAAACCAGGAATGTCGATAATGCCGCCACTATCGAAACCAGGCAGGAACGAAGGATCAATCCGCCCCTCATTCAGGGCGTGGAATAGATCCGGACCATATTTGGCGACCGAAGCCGCACGGGTAACGAACTCGCCGTTAGATACGCGGGCAAGGATGGAATCGGAAGTACCCGAACCGGGGCCGTGAATCTTCCCGCCTGTAGCAAAATTCTCAGGAAGTGGCAAATACCACTGCAACGGGAACGTAGACGCTCCTCTGGCGGGGCCACCATACGCTGTAGAATTGTGTGAACCACCGGATTCAACATTCACCCCGTTAGGCAGGGTCACTGCCATGTGGGAGTTCGGCCCACCGCCACCGCGCATGACGCCGATGTTCAACGCACCCGGCTTGTTGCCGGGAATGAAGCCCAACTTCTCAAAATCAGATTCGGTAGTGAAATACCTTGTCCCCTGCGGCTTACCAGTCGCAGCCGCGTAGAGCGCCGAGGCGATACCGGAACAGTCATAGCCGTCTACGCCCTTGCCGTCGAAGTTCCCGACACCGCCGTAGACATACTTCTGCCCCAACGCATGCTGCTGAGCGAACTCAATAGCCTGCATCGATCCGGAACCCAAACCGTCATAGATTGGGTTCTCTGGCGACAGCGGCGACTTATTCGCCACGTTGGACGGCAACGCCCCCGGTTTCAGCAACTCATCTACCTGCGGGTCCCGAGCCCCACCGCCAAACAGGTTCATCTGCTTAGCGACACCCTGCACAGCTTGCTTACCAAGGTTGAAATAGGTTGGGTCGATACCGAAGAACGACAACACCGCACCCAACAGGATCTCGCCGATTTGAGCGAGAATGTTCACCGGCTGAATGTTGTCTGGCAAACCATTGATCATCCCGAACCCGAAGCCCTGAGGCGCAATATCCTGCGCAATCTCCGGCGCGTACGCAGGAATCTCAGGCAGGATCGTTGACGGATCAGGCCCCGGGGCAGCACCCGAACCCGAATGCGTTGAAGTACCCCCCGTCAAACGGGCAGTATCAATCGGGCTATTCGGGGAAGGGGCAGGGGCGGGAGCCGGAGTCGGCGCATTCGAATACGTGCCGGTCGCAGGATCAAACAACCCCGGATTAGCAGCATTCGGAATACTCGGCGCTTCCACATGGCTAGGAGGCGTATACGGGTAAGGGTTCTTCGGCCCCACGAACACGGGGCCACCCTCATCAAAACCAGGCAGCAGACTCGGATCGATCTGCCCCGCATTCAATGCGTGGAACAGATCCGGACCGTATTTGGCGACAGATGCGGCCTTCGTGACGAACTCGCCGTTCGACAGCCGCGCAAGGATCGAATCCGAAGTGCCAGAACCAGGCCCAGACATCATTCCGCCGCCAGCGCGACGCACAGGCGGGGTCACCGCCCCATACAGTCGCGCCCTATCGGGAGGAAGATGGATCTGAGCGCCGCCGCCAGCAGTCTCCTTGACATCGCCGCCGTTCTTGCGGACATTCGCCACAAACGGCGCATCCGGCATCCGATCCACAACGATGTCCATGCCGCCGTCAGGCGACGCGGACGCGCGGGGATTACCGAAAGCGTTGAAACGATCTAGACCGCGCTGATCAAGCGTCGCCTTGCCATTTAGCGCCTCATTGGTTTTCCGGAAATCATCAGCAACACCAAGACCAGTATCAGTACGCTCACGCAAGATACCGGCAGCCGTAGACGCGTCATGCGCCTGCTGGCCAAGCTTATTCTGAAGCTGAAACAGATCCGTATTCGTCTGAGTGAACGGGTTACCATTCTTTGCCTTCTGCTCGAATTCCCGCATCGCACCTTGATCACCATTCAAGGCGCGGGCAATCAAGTCAGGCGGTATACCCGCTTCCTTAAAGAAGTGGCCGTACTTCTGCCACCACTCATTGGCCACCAAATCGTTTTGGACAATATCGTCCATCTTCTTAAGGGTGTCGCCGCGAAGTTTACTATTCTCGCCAACAAACGAATTTAGGTAGGCGCCACGATCCACGCCGCCCTTTTCGGCCAGCTGTAACGCATTCACATGGTCAAGCTTTTGACCAGCGCCACCACTAGACGAATAGTCGGTAAGCTCCTTACCGAGCTGAGCCAAGCCAGCCTTATCCATGACGCCGGTAACATCATCCAGCGCAGCCTTAAGCTGATTGACCGAATTAACGTGGTCCTGGACAGCGCCAGCGGCACGCTCCTGCGCCTGGATGTACTTGTACGTGAGAATGCTGGCCACAGCAGCCAAACCGACACCGATGACACCGCCAGCCGCGCCGCCAACCATGCCGTTCAGCGCGGTCATCCGCGAATTGAACGCCCCGGTCTGCAATGCGGCCTGCCCCGCCGCAATTCTCTGGGCATTAAGGCGAGCGACCATAACATCCAGGCCAGCATTAATAACCTTCAGAATCGGCGCTACCGTCCTGAAACCCAAATACGCGGTAACAGCTGCGGTAACCAATCCGGGATGCCTAGACAACAAAGTTCCGGCAGCATTCAGGAACGGCAACAAGATAGACGCCCACAGCTGGGCGCCGTCCTTAGCGGCCCGGAACAAATCAGGCAACGCGGACAGTAGTGGCCGGAACTCCCGCAGAACATCGCGCGCATCCCGGAAGAACTGGTTAACCCTCTCCTGGCCAGCAGCCGTCTTCAAATAATCAGCTGTACGCTTGGTAGCTTCCTGGAACCACTGCAAAAATCCCTTACCGCCGCCATCGAGAAAGATTTCGGTAAGCGAGTTCATGATCGAACCGATATTGAGAAGCGAGTTACCGAAGTCCTTCGCCGCCTCAATAGCCCGGTTGATCCACTCATCGAGCTTGCCGGATTCCTCGGACCGGCGAACGAACGCATCAAAGCGGTTCATCAACTGCGTGAATCCGGTGGACAGCCTCGGCAAAACATCAGATCCGACTGCGCCGAGTTGCAGGAAAGCATTCAGGAACGGCCTGATCGCATTCGATAGCCGCGACTGCGCCTCCCCGGTGTTACCGAGAATCCGGCTCACCAACCCCTGATTGGAGCCGGTCCCCAACTCGGACAACAAGGTGCGAATGTTTCGGTTCCAGGCATCACCGATACCGCCCAAACCGCGCCGCAGCATTGGCAGTGACCTGCCTGCAAGAGCAACAACATCATGATCAAGATCCGCGAATATGCGGTCCTGAATGTCGGACCGCAACCCGCCGTACGTGCCGCGTAGCTCCTGCACCGCAGCAACAAATGAGCGGGCGTTAGGCGACAGGTTCGCCATCGCCGTAGCGATGCCCTGATTGCCCTTTGATGAGTCTTTAAGCTTCTCGTTGGCGTTCGTTAGGCGGTCGATAGCGGACGCCACATTGTCGGCGCCCAAGACACCCTTAGCGTTCGCTTCGGCAGTGTCCTGTGCCAGGTCGGCATTACGGTTACGAACTTCAGCTAGCCGCTGTTCGGCCTGCTGTACCCGCAGAATGTCGCGCTGGCGGTCCAGCGCCGACTTCCCGTAAGCCTTACGGGCCTCCTCCTCGGCCTCTCGGACATTAAGGATCGCCTCTGCCTCCGAGAGGCGGGCACCCTTCATCTCCAAATTCAGGTCGCGAAGGTTCCGCTGCGAATCCTTCAACGCCCGCGCATAGTCACGGTTCGCGTCTGTTACAGCCCTCTGAGCGTCACGCAGACGGCGGGCATCATCAACTGCCGACTTCTGCGCCTCCCCATATGCCGTGAAGGCGTCCTTCAGTCCACGCGTACCCAGCAGCAGAGTGCCGATAGAAGCGGCAGCAGCAGAGAACACGCCCGGCAGCAGTAGTGCATTCTGCGACAGCGAAACAATCGACTCATTCAGAGCTGCGACAGCCACCGCCAGCTGCGGAATCAGCTGCGCACCCGTGACCACCACGTTAAGCTTCAAACCCTTAACGAACTGTGATTGAAGATTCTCGTACTTGTGGCGAATCTCGGTGATCTGCTTTATGTACTCTTTGTCATGAACCTTGACACGTAAATCTATAGCGTTGGCCTCGGCTGCCTTCTTGGCAGCCTGAATTTCAGCCAACATTTCCTTGGTTTGCGCCTTGACCTGAATAGTCAAGTCTTGACGCACCGTATCCAAGGCGGCTTTCAACTTAGAGTGAAAACCCTTAATTGAGGGCACCATGAGTACCGCAGCTTGTGCGGCAACAAATTCAGCCACGAATAACCCCCGTAAAAGACAATATTAAGTTATAAAGAGCTATAAAAAATCAGGACTCATTCGCTTTGCGGCGGGCCTCATCCTGCTCACGCGCCCTCTGCTGAGCCAGCTCAATAGCATCAGCCTGACGCTTACGCCCACGCCGTTTGCGTTCCGCAATGAACGGATACACGGGGCGCTTAGCGGGCCGCGCCTTATCCCGGAAAATATCCACCTGCAACAAGTCGGCTATGTCAGTCAACTTGTCCAAAACTGGGTCCCATTCAAAGAGATCCGGGGCGGCGGCAGGCCCAGTAGGTTCTGGCATCGCCGCCAACTCCTCGATCATCTCCGGGTCCTTCATAAGCCACGCGCGGCAAGCCGACCCCTGGCGCTGCGCAAGGAACCCGTAGAACATCAGAAATTGGTCCCACGGACGCTGAGGGTTAGAAAAATACTCCAACGGGTTGACGTGAAGCACTGTTTGAAAATCCCAGGAGATCGCAGGCCAGTAACGATTTACCAGCTCTGCGATCTGCGTTATTTTCCCAGATCTTCGAAATTAAGCCAATGCTCAAAATACATCTTCAGAAAAGCAACCCAAACGTGCGGGGGCTGCTTCTTGAAATAGGCGGTAGCCTTCTCCGCATCTTCGCCGAACATGATCTCGCGAGCCGCATCATCCGACTCAACGGACTGCAAAGTTTCGAGTTGATCGACAGTCGGTGCTTCGGCAACAATATTGCCGCCATCCAGCACAATAGGCTCAGGCCCGGCAGCCGAAGCCAAAATTTCATCAAACTTAGTAGCGACATTCGCCTTAGCGCGACGTGCAGCAGCCATAAAATGTTTCCCCTAAAAGTAAAATAATTAGAGGGGTGGGAGCCCCGAAAAAGAAGCCCCCACCCCCAAGATCGAACTAGGTAACAGTCACAGCGACAGTGGCCGTGAGAGAACCCTTCGAAACCGTGATATTGGTAGAACCAGTAGCAACACCAGTCACCAAACCGGACGCCGAAACGGTTGCCTTAGAAGGATCAGCCGAAACGAACGTGCAATCCGGGGTGTAGTTGATGTCGTTATCGCCATGAATCACCAGCTGAGCGGTGTGAGACGCCCCAGTGGCCGCAGTCACCGACACCGAAGACGGAGTAGACGAAATAGCAGTCAGAGCCTCCGCAAAGCCAGCCTGATCCACCAGCGCACGCCAACCCGGACCAGCGAAGCCCTGAGCCACCGAATACCCGAGAGCCGGGTCAACGAAAGCCTTCAGCTTCACCTTGTACTCAACAACATTGTCGTCATTGAGTTCGATGTTCTCCACCGAATCCAGCTGCACCTTAGGCAGCAGCCAGTAAACGTAAACATCGTCGGCACCACGAGTATCCAGGCCAACCAGAGCGCACCGATAGAAGATGTTCTTCGGAATCTTCGGAGCCTTCAGAAGCACGCCACCGAAATCAGACGGATCGACGTTCTTGAAGTCCTCAGTCCACACAACACCCAGCACGCGGGCCTTGTTTTCAAAGAAAGACGCCTGCAAAGTCACGGTGCGCTTGGAGATAATCCGACGAATCGGATCAAGCTCGCCATACGCCTCAATGTCCTTACCGTCCATCTCGATACCGACAGTGGCACCGGCCTTCTTCTCAAAATGACCCATCGACTCGTAATCGACCGGAATCAGAAGAGAACCATCAGTGGGCGACTCAAGCGACGTAGCCGGAGCCTTGTCGAAATCCGCCAACATGATGGTGAGATTCAGAGGAGCCAGGGCCAGATCGGGCCGAGGGTCCTTGAATGTGTCAAGATCACCCATATTAAGTTTTCCTATATTTAGTTGTTAAATCGCGACTTAAAGCAGTTCGCGTAGCTTATCGCCGTAGCGTTTCCTAGACCGAAGCCCAACTGTGATTTTGTAAAGGTAAGTGGAAATTCGTTCGTCAATACGCTGCCCCGGAAGAGACATCTGAGGACCGCCAGTCAGACCCTCAACACACTGAATAGTTGCAACGAACCCGTCCTCCATCTTCACCTTCTGCCCCTCAATCGGGATAAGGATTGATCGGACGAAATCTTGCAGCCTATTCGAATAATCAGGATGCCCAGACACGGCAGTCACCTCAATGACGCCGATATCGTGGCCGCGCTGGTAATCCTCAACGCCACCTGGTTGCCGCCAAAACCACAACTCTGGCACCGCGATATCCACAGGCCGACCCTGCTCATCGAGATAATCGTCAGACTTCCATCTGCCGCACGTCACATCAGGTAACAACTGTTCGAACAGGCCAATCAACAGACGTTCCTGATCGACGTAGTTGTCTTCCCACCAGTCCGGAAGCCAGTCGGGTATCAAACTCATGTAGTCCCCCACATCTCCCGAGCGATGGCGCGAAGATCCTTAGCGGCAGGATGTTCTTTGTCCTTATCGCCGAACTCATGCAGCAACGTGTACTCAAACCCGCCACGCGGATTCCGTACCGTCTCGCCACCGACAGTGACCTTGCCCACCAGACGGTCATGTTTGTGGCCACCATTTGCCACCACATGCGCAACAGCGGACTCAGCCAAACGCCCGGTACGCTTAGCGACCCTCGCCTGATACGCGGCAACAAACTTGGCGCCCTGCACCAAAAGAAATCCCTCAAGATTTCCCTCGACACCCGACAGAATCGCGGCCAAAGCCTTATTCGGCTTATACACATTCACGTCAGTCAAGAAATGATCATTAGGCATTATATGACTCCACCTGGAAGACCATCCAGCCAAAGTCATAGCCGCCGAATGGGTCATTCTGATCCCACAAGGCATGCCCGACAATCACGTATTCCTCGCCGTTAGACCGCACAATGCGGTCACGAGCCTCCAGATCCTCGCCGCGCGCCACATAAATCTGGCCGGTGATAGCCGCAGACTCGCCGCGCTCACCCTTCCGGGAAAACGAACCAACCGACCTAGAACCCGCACCCCACGCAAACACCACCTCAGCAGTGCCGTGTGCAGACTTATTCGGCACCCCCATACGGTCAGTGCCGCCTCGTTTGACCTGTACCGTCTCAGTCACCATGGCCAATCAGCCCAGTCATAATCGGACTCCCACCAGGCCATGCCCGGAGGCACATCACTCCACGGATACGGGACACCATTCACGCCGAGACGTGAGCGGCCAATCCACGGTCGGCCAGTCTCGCCCCGAGACGTACCAACAGCCCGTAAACCCGAACTAGGTCGGAACCGGCGCAAAATCTGCAACTCCGCAGGCAGAAAAAACCCGTCCGGAGGTGGAGCGAAAGTGACCGCGAACGGCCCCATCACCCTCTGCGTAATCCGCTCCCCCACGGGCTTACCCAACTCTCGGGCAACCGCCAACAAAACCACAGACTGCACATCATCCGGCACCCCCACAGGGGCATCCGGCCAGTCCTCGACGCCGTACTTACCTGCTAAAACCCGAACCCACGAAGAAACGATCTGGAGCAGCAAAGTCGCTTGCTCCAGATCGTCCCCCGCTAACGTCCGCTTGATCAGGGTTTGCAGGTCATCAATACTCGCTAACCCTGCTCGCATAGCTGCTAAGCCACCGTCACGTTCACGGTCGCGGTCTTATTACCGCTAGGACCGGCGTAAGTGACAGTGATAGCCGAAGTACCGACCGCGACAGCGGTAACCAGACCACCATTTTCGTAGCCGGGGCCAGCAGTGACAGTCGCCTTGGCCGGAGTACCCGAAACAAAGGTGCAACGATCAGTGATCAGAGCGCCGTTGTCGTCACGGATCTTCAGCTGCAAGGTATCGCCAACAGCCATAGACACAGTGGTGCCACCAGCAGAAACCACGTTGATGTTTCCAGTCATCGCCAGACGCAGCTTCACCGCGCGCACAAACCCCTGATCGGGATCAGAAATGGTGTTGTAGCCCGCGTAGGTGTCCAGCACGTACCGGTCATTCAGGCCGCCGTAGTTGTAGTCAGCCAGGAACCGAAGCGCCAGGCCATCAACCGCAGCCGAAGAACCGTAGGAAACGCCACGAGGCACAGCCGGAGCCTGGTAGGTGACCAGGAACGCGGTCGGGTGGAAGATGTACGCAGAATCCTGCGAAATCCACTGCGACTCAATCACATTCATGCCAGCGATACGAGAAACCCACGCCTCGCGCAGAGCAGAGTTCGCTGCGTCACCCGAGAAATCGGCGTGACGGAACTGGGTGTCATTGCGCAGAGCAGTCGCAACGGCAGAACCCACAACCAGCACACGGCCAGGCTTCGGAACATTGGTCTCAGACAAACGCTGAACCGCAGTCGAAAACGCCTTGAAGGTGTCAGTAGGATCGATAGCGATAGTCTCCTGGTAAGGAGCGGTCTCAATCAGGCTCGCAAGATTCGACTCATTGAGTTCGCCAATCGACTGAACCATCGGGAAAAGCACCTGGCGAGCCCAATCGCGGATATCCAGCGAAAGCTGCTCATCCTTCATCGGAACTGCCTGGTAAAGGTGCTGGTCAATGGTCACGGGGACCGGGTACTCGACAATCGAGCTTTCCGCCAGCGTCCGGTTCGCATCGCGAATACCGCGCTGGTTTGCACGCATGACGCCAGGCACGCGAATAGTGATCGTGTCGCCCTCAGAACCACCCCAGTTAGACACACCATGGTCAGTGACCATCGCTGCCAAAATGCGCTCACGGCGCAGCAGCTTCAAAGCCGAGTCAATGACAAGACTAGACTTAAGAACTTCATGATCAGGCACGAAGATTCCCCCTATTAAATTATGTTATTAAATTGTGTTTACAGAAAACTAGAAATGTAGACCGCCCCGGCCTACAGCATCCAAAATGTCATCCGACGTAACCTCCGGAGGCTCAATGCCATTAGCGGAAAGTTTCACCTTCTCTTTAGGTGCAGACGCCGGAGGACCAGCAGGCGCAGACTTATCCGCCTGCGGCAATCCTTCAAGAAGCTCAGCAATATCAGCCCTAATCTCCTCATCAGTTTCGCCCTGAACCCGGCCTCGCAGCTTCGGCGGCAAGCCCAGCTCGTCACCTATATCGCGCACCAGGTCAGCCCGGTCACGCTTCGCGGCAGCAGCCTCCAACTCGGCAGCACGCTTCTCGGCCTGCTCTGCCCGACGCCTTTCCTTCTCAACGTCGTCAAGCTTCGCCGTTTCGGCCTTCTCCTTCTCGGAAAGCAGATCATCCAACTGCTTCTTGATGTCGTCGTAGTCTTTATACTTAGACGTAGCGCGATCAAGTCGGCTGTTAATAATCTTGTCAAGAGCCTCCTGCGACGCGGGCGGAACATATTCCTTAACGGGCTTAGGTTCCGACTTCTCGACAGGTTCGGCAGGCTTCGGATCAGCCTTCGGTTCGGCGCCCAGCACCTCATCGAAAACCGCGTCAACCTTATCGCCAACACCATTCAGGTCTACTGGAGAATTTTCATTACTCATTACTGTTTGTGAACTTCCTTCAAAATAACCAGACAATGAAATCGCGTGTCTGTACCGCGCCCTAGATAACTTCTAGGTTTCTGATTTGTGACTCCCAGAAAGCCACTTGAGGGGAATCTTCCCTCAACCCGCGACCCAACAACAAAACATCACGGTTACGACGAGCAACATCAACAATGTTCCGCCGCTCATCAAGAGATAAAACATCACCCAACCTGTAATCAGGCGGCGCTATAAAATTCCGTCGATAAGCCTTCATTTTCGTATCACCAAGCCGCGACGGATCAGGTTCAGCGTCATTCCACTGATTCAGGAAGTAATTGGCCCGCTCATCCATGTCATCCTTAGTCGAATACACAGGACGAAGCGAGCAGCGGCAATGGTCATGCACCTTCGCAACACCATCGCCAACAAACTTTGCGTTACTCGCCTTAAACGAGTCTTCACGCACATAAAAGGCGCCCTGAGACGCCAGCAGGCCGCAGAAATAGCAGGGATCGTTGTCTGTAACCCGAGCCCACCCAATCGCACGCCTACGAGCCTTACGGGCCGGTGCCATGTCGCGGACAGTCGCGATCACTTTCGACCGGCCACCATCCATAGCCTTCGAAACACCGGCCCCCGTCGAATCAGCCAACGCCTTAGGCATTACCTCTTCCTCCGGAGCGGGCATACGAGACTTCACGCCACCAGGCCCCGTAGCCATCAAAGCCCGCGCAACATCACCAGCCGGAAAACCAACCGGCACATCCGGCAACACCAAAGCCTCAGGCTCCACCGCCCACAACGAATTCTGCACAAACTCGGCAGCCACACGCGCAGACCGATCAAACCCCGACTGCACCTGCAACATAGCCGCATGCAGCCACGGCTGGGACGTAGCATCCACACTGTTGAAAGCAATAATCGGCCACAACAGCAACATGCCCGCAGCAACATCCGCAGCAATCTGCTGCTGCACCAACTGCTGCTGAACAGAAAGATACGAAGCCAACGCCGGAGCGGCTTCCAAACGGCCCTGATTTTGATTCTGAGACGCCAACAGGTAACCCCCTAGCGAGAGCTAGGGTCGTTACCTGGAACGCCCTTAGGTTGCTCCGCAGGGGCGCTCTTGATCAACTTCCCATCAAGGTCAACACCAGCCTGCGCACCCCAATAACGGTTAAACACCGCCATCGGATCATTCGACTCCTGGATAGCCTTCCAAGACTTCGCCTCAGACTGGGTGACACCCGGAAGCTTCGGCCACAGCCCTTCCTTCGGAACTGCGAGCATCGTCGCCGCCTTGCCCCAGGCATCAACAGCCTGAGCCAGCGACCTCACCGACATGTCCTGCCACGTGCACGACGCCGAGAAATCCTTAGCGCCCTCAACATCGCCCTCGATGTGGCATCCCAGCCGATTCAGCTTGTTGTGGCCACTACCGAAAGTCATCTGGCGTTCGAAAAGTTTCTGGGTCATCCCCCAGTTCGCCGCAGCCAGCGTGTCCGCCGATAGATTCGACATATGCCCGAACGCGTAAGCCGGGAGCTGAGCGTTGGCCGCGAACGATTCCACCGAGGAGTCGTGCGCCGAGATCAGCCCCGACAGGTCCGTCTCATCGAGCGTCCCAAATTTGGCGTCTTTGTTGCCGTGCACCAGCGTGGAATCCTGGCTAAGGATCATCTTCGCGCGCTCAGCATCCTCCGCACTGAACTCCTCAGCCCCCGAGTCCAGGTCATCAATACCTGTCGCCCAACGAACCTTCCACGAGTTGAAATGCTGAGCCAACATCAAATCGAAATCAGTCTTATCGATACGAGACGCCGCCTGAATTAGATATTCAACCTCACCCATGCAGTACCCATCCAAATCGACCTGATTCACATACCGCACAAACGGTGTAACACCAACATTGTGCTCAACCGGTGTGATCGTGATTTCATTCAAATTCTTGAACGGAAACGGCAAATCATAGTAAACGTTCGCATCATACATGCGGACACCGCGATTATTCGGCAGAATCTCAATCGCATACAGAGGATACGGGTCACTAACCGGGTCCTCGTAGAAACACAGCGCCCTACGAGGAGACAAAGCCTTAAAAACAGCCTGATTAGACCCGTCAAACGCTGTACCCCGCAAAGCACGCGCATACGAATACCCGTACGTTAGCGCCGCACGATGAATGCCTATCTGCTGAGTCTGAAAATCGTTAGCATTCCAAGTCCGCCATGGCCCCTCAGAGTTCTTATCCGAACCATCCGACCTATAACCGTCCACGAAAAGGCACTGAGCCAGCGTATTAACAGCCAAACCGAGCCAGGGAGTCCGCGCCAACTCCTGAAGGGCCTGCTTCTCTTTAGAAACCGCAGGCAAAGCCAAATAGTAGGGCTGCCGTCCAGTCACCCACAGACGAAACTTATCTAACTCATGTTTGATGCGGGTAAATTCCGGATACATTACCTCGGTCACAAATTCTTTTACGTCCCCCGCAGTAATTTGTGCCGGTAACTCAATAATAGACAACTACCACATCCTATGCCTTTTCTTCTTCGCCAAAGTTTCCTCAACGGACTCCAACGTCAAAAGCCTATTTGCGTACGAAAACGCAACAATTCCCGTAATATCGACCGCAGAATTCTTTCGCAGCCAACCCCAACCCCCGGAACGCTCCTCATCGCCACCAATCTGATACTTAGTGGCGCCAGCGAGCCCATCGAAAAGGAAAGGATCATCTAAATGCGACAACTTGCCGCCCGTAACATCGTCTTCTAGCTGGCCGGTCGCATTCGCAATCTCGCGAGACCCGAAATAGACAACCTTGAATCCGATTTGTTCCAGCTCCGGCCCGAAATCCCCGGCGCGGCCACCAGCCTGAACAGCCACAGCACGCGGAGCATTAGAAGACGTTCTTAGCTTTTGGAACGTCGGCAGAATTCCCGTCGTGCCGCCCGACTCGTGCGCAACGACCTCGCCATGGTGACGGCCATCAGGGCGCTTCCCACAAATAGTCGCAGACCAACTTGACCGATCCGGCGCAACATCCAGCGCAGCAACAATCCAATCGACCGGAATTTCCGGGGGAACACCATCAACATCAGGCTCCGTCCGCTCATCCCACGCATTCAGATCGATCACCGAGTTCATGCGCGGGTCATCCCACATGCCCATGTGCTCGCGAGCGAACTCTTTCAAGTCCATTTCCTGGAAATCGGACTCCAAGTTCTCAACTGGACAGAAATCCGCGCCCAGCGAAGGCTTCGCCGTAGGCCACAACTCCCGCTTAGTCGGATCAGAACCCTCCGGCAACGACCACTCCGCATAAAGCTGCTGCGGGTTAGACCCCGCCATGCCCGCTTCACGCTGCCTGGTCAGAACCTCCGAATCCTCCGTACCGGCTGAAGACGCATACCAAGTCTGCGGATTACGCGAAGCCGACTGGGTGGGCTTCAAAGCACCCATCTCAACATCTGTCAGCGCGTACGCCTCGTCATAGATAACGAGATCGATTTCCGTGAAACCGCGACCAGAATCCTTGTTGCGAGAGATATAGCGGACAAACCCGCCCTCATCCCCCGGCCTACCACCAGGATCACCGCGTTTCAGCGTTGCACGGCGGATCGAAACTTCCTCGCCACCGTTCTTCGGCTTATCTAAAAGAGCAGCCAAATCCGGGACGGTGTACAACCGGTTCCGCAGCGACAACCACGCCTGGGAGTTCGTCTTCGCCTGCTGCGACGTATGAAAGATCCGCTCATTCAGCAGAATCAAGCCGGTGGCTTCACGAACCTCAATCAGCTCCGTCTTGCCCTGCTGGCGAGTGATAATCAGCAGAACGGAGCGGGCAACCCACTTATCGCGCTCATTACGCCCGTAAGAACGGCGAAGCAGGTCTTCCTGCCAGTCCAGCAGGTCATAGCCCAGCACGTAAGCGCAATCAACAGCATCATCAGCAAGGGTGGTGTTATACAGCGGAAAGCTAGTGTCCGGGTAGTGGAATAGGCGCGGGGTTTGGCAGCCAATCAGGCCGCTATCCAGCGCCAACGTCACCCGGCTTCACGCTCCTTGCGTTTAGCCGCCAACTGATCAAAGAACCCGCCGCCATTACCAGACTCGGCAGGCATATCCGCGACACCCAACTTCGTCAACATCGTGTGCAAAGCCGTAGCCTGCTGACGGAACTCCGAAATAGTCGGATGAATAGACTCGGTGTCCAAATGATTCCGCGAAATAACCCGCTCTTTAGGTGTCTCAGCAGCCAAATTATCCAAATTATCGGCAATACGACACGCATTAAGCAGCAGAATCTTATTAGCAGCCGACAACTGGCGCCCCCGGCATACATCCGCCCACAAAGCCGCACCAGCAAGCCCTAAACCCTCAGGTACTTCAGACATAACACCCCCCAGTGTTGAATACAGTCCGTGAACTTTTGTTAATCCGGCCAGCGCCGAAAAGTGATTGTTAAGTCAGCATCCTTCTAGGGCCTCGCCCCCCGAAATCCGATACCGGAACCCGTTGGAACCGATAAAGTCCACCACCGCCAGCCCCGCATCTAATATCTTCGCATTCACCCAAGCCATCGCCTCAGTCCAGCTATAAAACCGGCCACTAGGCTCCCAACTACACGGGGCATACGCAGCCCAATGCGCCGACGACCAACCCCATTCATCGAATTGAGCGGGCACTTTCTTCACCCTGTAATGCTTCATCCAATCCGAAGCCATCAAAATCCCCCAAAAATGCTCGAAAACAGCAGGTCGCACCCAAAACAAGGCACTTTTTACGTCTGAAAACCCCGGAGAGAGAGCGCCCGCTTGCTGTGCGTGGCGGGGCCTGCGTGTTTGCTGGGGTTACCCCCCAGGGGGTTGTGTTTGTGCAGGTCAGGGGTGTGTTGTTGTTTCGGGTGGGGGTTGGGGTGTTGGTTGCTTGGGTGTGGTGTTTGTGTGAAGTGGTGTGTGTTGCTTGTGTTGTGTCAGTCCATGTCAATGCATGTATGTGTGGTTGCTGTATCAGTGTGTGTAGCAAACATGGCTGACTATGTGCCGTGTGTGGGTTATTCGTGTAGTTCCCTGCCATCTAGTGAGTGGTGGGTGATCACCCATCCATATGTGCCGTCATCCCTAGGTACGGGTGTGGTGGTAGGGCCGCACACACAGCCCGTGCCTACGTCTTCGTGGTCTATGAGGTCGTTGTTGGGTAGTACGTGCACTGTGCTCATAGGGCCTCCTGTGTGTTAGGGGGTGTGTGTATTCCCCTAATGTGTTGATTAGGGGTTGACAGTGGTGTATCTGTCGGATACAACGGTGGTATGAGCGCAATGTCAGACATAGACCAGGCAATACGTGAACTGGGATGGGACATCCACACCATGCGGTCAGAAGACCTAGCCGAGGTGTACGCCATGGCCCGCATAGCAGGAAGCCCACAGTGGGCATGGGAGGCATGCGACCATCTCGCAGACCATGGAGTAGAAGACCTAGGCGAAGGCCGGTCTACATGGAATGCGGACAGATGGACAGTCGCACACCTAGTGCATGCCCACTATCCGGGTGAGGCCATCGGGTTCTTTGACCATATGGCCGAATATGTGCCCGAAGCTGACGTGTGGCGTGGCGTATGGGGCGAGTCGTCATGATCACCAGGACGGGGCATAAAAGGCTCCCAGATGGGCGTGTGGCGCGTTTAGATGTGGAATGCGGATGTTGGGTAGCGCGCCTGTTCTCCCCTGGCTGCACAGCCACCGTGGCGTGTGCCCGTGGGGAACATGATGCAGTGGAAAAGATTTTCGACAGATGGTCTTGACAGTCGCGTATCCAATAGATACAGTCTATGTATCGGCGCAAGAGCAAGGGATAAGGGAAATGAGCACATACAAGGGCCTGCCGTATTACGAGGGTCTAACCGAGGGCGGGAAGTTGCAGTACGTCGTTTGGATGAAAGACGGAGATTCAACGTATCCAGTAGCCCTCACGACTGAGAATTCCGTAGTCGGGTTTCTGTCATCTCTCACAGACCGTGAGCGCGAGCAAGTGGTTACAGACCCTACTACCGATAAGGACTAGAGCAATGAACCTCAACGATAAAATGCAATTCGATCACATCGTGAGAGTGTTACCTGGCGGTGCTGTGATTGACTCCCCACGCAATGACCACTTTGACAGCGTGGAGGAAGTACTTACGCCAGATGGCAGCTCACTGGACCGCATAGAGGGCATTCCCGAGGGGTGGGAGCTGCTACGCGGCTTTAGCGGCCAGTACAACTACCACGGCCCCACATTTCACCAGTCCGAATTTGTCGGTGGCGGACTTGAACGGCACATTCTGGAGACGCCAGGTGACTACGTGTGCTTGGTCGCCAACGGGTACCGAGAGGATGGCTCTCAGCCAGAATTTGAAGACGATGACCGGGGATACGGTTGGTGGATTGCCTACCGTCCATTGGATAAGGACTAGATAGATGAGGCAAGTAATCCTTACCAGCAAGGGTGCCCGGCTGTGGTCCGGTGAAGGTGTGCAAGCACTGAGATCCGCACTAGTAATGACACGCAAGCTGTGGCATAACCCGGTGATTATGGCCGGTAGTAAAACGATCGATCACGCACTGGACGTGCAGGACGGGCACGGCAATGTAGTCGGGCATATCGTCAGAATAGACTGAGATAAGGACTAGATAGATGAGCGCCGTGTATGTCGTAGACACCGGAGATGAAGACATCTACGTCATCGCAAGCAGTGAATGCGAGGCCGCCGAGCACGCAGCCGCGCTTGTCGGGCACGAGGTCAACTATGCCGAACACTACTCAGACGATTTGACCGACCTACCCTACTAATCCCCTACTACATACCAAGGATAGAAACAATGGAACACGACAAGAGTTGTGACGGACGTTGCGGATGGACCCGGACCTTCTGTGAAGCGCGGTGGCGCGCGGTCTTCTTACAGCTGAGCGCCAAGTAACCCACATACCAACTAATAGATAGGAACAAGAAATGAACATCACGGAATACATCGAAGTCAACGACATCGGTATCGTCAATATTGAAGATCACGGGTACGCGCGTGACGAGGATGGTTGGGACCACCGCGCCTACACTGTGACACTTGAAAATGCCGATGGCTTTAGGTTCACTACCCCATGGCGTGCAGGTATGGCAATCACTACCCGCCCCAGCGCTGAAGAAGTGGCAGACTCACTGGTTAGTGAGGTCAGCGCATATCGTGACGCAGGATCTTTTGAGTCTTGGGCCGACGAATTCGGCTATGACAGCGATTCCCGTAAAGCGGAGAAACTTTACAACCAGGTGGGGGCGCAGGTTGACGGGGTAGTAACCCTGTTCGGCGGTTCCGACAAGTTCGATCACGTCGCCCACAATGTTGACCGGCTCTGACTACCTACTCACTAAGGAGAACTAGAACAGTGAGCACATTGACGGTAGAGCTACCTGAAAAGGTGCCCAGCGATTTTTATGAAGCATCCTGGGAAGTGCCGGTAACCTGTTCAATGACAGGAACTAAGCGCACTGGAATACATGCCGGTGAGATCTTCATCCGCCGAACGGACGGCAGGATCGGCATGTCTGGAGTCAGTAGCGTGATTGAGAACGCAGACGATGCCGAGACCTTAGCGCGCGCACTATTGGCGGCTAGCGAGTATGTGAGGTCTCGCAATGGCTGACACGCTCCGTACGCGCGTTCTAGACGACCGCATGCCTATTACCTTACAGAACTACTAAACAAGGAGGGACGATGATTCGATACGTGTACCAGACGCCCGTGGGTAAACTCTACTCAGAGCCCGAGAAATATCCTGGCGAGGAAGCGGTGCGTGCGGCGATAAATTCGATTGCACAGTCCGTTATGGGCCAATGGCTTGAACGTCTAGAGCAGAGTGGACCGGATGGTTGGACAGTGCTATGACCGATATCGATGCAGTAATAGAACGGCTAGAGAAAGCCGAACTTGAACTGGTGGCCATGCACACCGCCGCTAAGTCTAAATCTCTACACCCTGGCGACGTGGATATCGCCGAGGTTCGCAGACTCGGCGGCAAGGTTGAAGGTGTCCGTCTAGCTCTCTCATACCTAAGGGAAGAACAATGAGCACCGAGACCTATGACTTTGATGCCATCTGGGACAGCCTAGACAAGTGCTCTTACTGCGGGTATCCGACACCATGCACTTGCGAGACATCACTATGACCGGGCGTGAGCGTATAGAACAAGCAGCCAAAGAAAACGGCTGGAGCCTTATAGAGGCTAGACATGTTTGGTGGAAACCAGATCGATTCGCAGTGCAATACCAACATCCCGAAGGCGCGCAGCTATACCTGGAGTACTACCCGAGCGGTCGGGTCAGGACGGCGATTAAGTCCTATGACAACCGATTTGTCGGTGGTTCAATCTGTCCTGGTAGGGCTTGGAGCAAGCGCGAAATAGAGGTTATCGCCTACCTACAGCAACACAAGGAACAAGCATGAGCGCTTACGGCGACTTGGTTACCAGTGTGACATTACAGCCCGGATATAAACCCTACAGGCCGGATATGCGGCGCGGCTTCCCTGACGAGCCGACGTGGATCGACAAAATACTCGACAGAATCGCAGAAAAGAACAAACCATGATCACCACGCTACTCGCGCTAGCCATCTACACCGCGCCCTGCGAACAATTCAACGTCTGCCAATACCAGCCGGGATACAACGGGCCACTCATGCCCACCTGGGAGACACCGCCATACACCAACAGCGGTCCCGCCATCGCATGCAACCCGTCCACAAGTAGCTGCAACTACTGGACCATCCCATAACCCAATCACGCCGCTACTTTGCACAGCTTTAAATCCGCCAAGCTGGGAGTTTTTCAAGTGAGAACAATCTATCGCACCGAAAAAATTAGACAAGGCCAAAAACCAGCACGCTCACTCTGGCAGAAAACCACCTACTACCACGGACAAAAAGGCTGGGTAATCCAAAACCTCGACGGCCACTACTGGGGAGGCCCCGCATTCGATGAAGAATGGTACCCAACCCTGGATTGGGAACTACCAAACGGCATCACAGTATCCAAAGTAGCCGTATTCAAAACCAAGAGCGCAGCCCAAACAGCATGGGCCGAAACATGGGGGCAATGGCATCCACACGACCTGAAAGCGGTACAAGTGTGACCACACCTGACCTGATGGCCGAAATAATCAAAGAACTCAAAAGCTCAATGGATGAAACCAGTGAACTCTACCGACAATCCCACGAACTCATCCGACAACTCCACAATGAGGGATGGTCATACCGCAAAATCGCTGACCAATACGGCATCCCATTCCCCAATGTGCAGAAAATAGTTAACGGTCAAAACGTACGATTCAACATCACCGAATGAGTTTCACTTTGCACATGGTTTAATACGCCAAGCTGGGCTAAATAGCTAGAAAGTTATGCCCGGATCGGCAGATCCTTACGTGCTGCCGTAACCGCGCCGGGACGCGAGCGGGGTGAACGGTCGGTTCCGCCCAACGCCTGCCCCGCGCAACCGCGAATGGGACAGGACTTGAACCTGCAACCAGTGGCTTTGGAGACCACCGCTCTACCAATTGAGCTACCCAGACATTGGTCCACCATTTTCAGCGCCAACACAATCCTTGGCGCATCCGCAGCGAGTTAGGGGACTGGGAAAGGTGGAAGTAGAGGGGCACCGCTCTACCAATTGAGACGTATACGTATTACCGCACCGGGTGGCTTTCGCGCGAACTAAGACCCAGCTCCCTCCATGCATAGAGGGCAATAACCGCAGGCGGATTCGAACCACCAACCATGCCTTGTAGACGATGAAGGAATCGAACCTCCGCAACCTGTATCCGGCCCCACCAGAGTCGTCTATGAGATGGGCTTAACGGACCCAGCGTGATCGTAGAAATATCTACCTCCCGTTCACCCTTTTTTTAGGCCGGGTGGGTGAGTCCTACATTCCGTCGCCTCGCGGTGTTTCCAGCACCCACGCGATGATGCAGCATTCTCTGGAAAAGGTTGCATCCCCTGATCACCTGCCCGGAATTGAACCGAGACACACTGCCGGATTGGGTACCGCTAGCCGCTCTAACCATTTGAGCGCACAGGTGAAGATTGCGGGCACATGACCGTTTGCCGTTTAAGATTGGGCGGTTTCCGTGCGTTCACCCTACTGAACAGACGCGAGAGCCTGGTCGCGTACGGGGACACCCAATCCCCACAAGTTAATCCTTCGGGTTGACGACAGAAGGGAATGCCGGGCAACAAGTAACGGGGAGCCAAGTCGGCCCGTTTAGGATCACGGGCAACCTAAAACCCAGCCAGTGCAGAACCCTGGACGGGGGGGCTGGGAGGATTAGCTTGCCAAGCTGTGACGAATTAGCTCATTCGCCACACATCTATCACCCCAGGGCCGTAGAACCCCAGACGGATAGACACAGCGCAACTACCCAGCCGTTTGATCTGCCCTCTAAAAAAAAGAGGGCTACAGGGACGGTTCTGGGGTTCCACAGTGGTGGTATCACTACCTCCGTAACCCATTCGGAATATGGGGCTAGCACTTCTATCCCGGCTAGCAGGTTTTGGGTAGAAAATACGGGGGGCCTATTCCCGCACGACACCTAGCTTCGCAGAGTTAACCTCTCCACCTACCCGAAGGTGTCCAACCTTAACAAGGTGAAAGCATGAGCGCCCTGTCGGAAACTCCACTCACGCCCGCTCTGCTGTCGGCTATCACAGCGGAGGGCAGACACGTTTACACCTCACGGGTTTCTTCACCACCTAAAAGCGGTGTCACCCCAACCACGTCAGATAAAACATGCGTGGCCGTCTGCGGACATCTTCGCACCATCCGCTAGGCGCACACACACCCGACACCAGCAGCCGGTATGTGCTCTTTCATGACCGTGCAGCTTCTATGCACGTCTGGATTTACAGCTCCACCTTGCATGCAGGTGGGCAGATTTATTGCAAAGCCACCGGGTCACCAACCACGCCACCGTACTCATCACGGTTCGCGTAGAACAACGCGGGGCTGCCCTGCTCATCAAGCCACATAATCCAACGGGAACCATCATCTCGACTACCCTCAATCAACCCCGAATAGGGCCATCCGTCCGGGCTATCGTGTAACTCCCGCTTGTAGCGCTCAATGCCGATACGCTGCATAACTTATTCCTTAGGTAGGATATTTCAACAGGGAAGGCACCCCACCTGGGCACATTTTAGGTGGCCGATATTTAGTCAGCGTCGGCCCGCTTATGTCCCTAACGATGACAACAGCGGATCATTCACCCTAACTGGCCAGACGGGCACGGCGATACAACCGTTACTGGGGCCTTTTGTTGCCCCCAAAGGAGTGGGCACGACCCAAAGGAGGATCGCGGGTAGCCTAACCCGAAGTCTATTTACTCGTCCCGGCCAAAAGCCTGATCACGAGCCTTACGAAGCACACGGATCAAATCGTTGATCTCATTACGGTGCTTAACGCTAAAATGCCAATCCAAATCTTCATCAGGTGAATAGCCACACACCTGCACACCCTTGGGATCGGGCGACGGCAAGCGGTCGCTTCTCCACCCGATTGGACCGGCCACAGACAACTGCACCATACAATGGTCCCGGCCCCACGACACACTAACAGAGCCACGCTCTTGTGGTTCCCTACCAATATACTCTTTAGGCATCACGCCTTCTTTCCGTGCATCACGCACATATCATTTTTATTGGCGCGGGCAGCAGGATCGTCCTGCATCTCCGGGGTTGGACTCCCAGTATTTTGATTGAAACTACACCCTTGCGGCCACCTGAACTGTTGCACCGGGAGTCCATAACCAAAAGGCTTGAATAGTCACCGGAACATAGGTGGCTCGACCTTCACTCAGGTAGAAGGCTGACACCGGCAACCCATTCGCGGAATCAAACCGGGGGCGTCACCATTTCCCTACGTAGCGGTGGCATGAGTCGAACATGCGACCTTCGGGTTATGAGCCCGACAAGCTACCACTGCTCTACACCGCTAAACCTGCGGGGCGGCGGGAATTAAACCCGCTGCCTGCGCCCTATGCGCCGATCACGGCCACCAGGTACTAGCTAGCTTTCCCTGGCCCTCCCACTGATCCTCACCCCACATTGAGCTGCCTGGCAGAATTGAACTGCCAACCTGCGGGTTACAAAGCCGCTGCTCTACCAGATTGAGCTAAGGCAGCCGAACTCAGCCAAGCAGATCATCCACAAACTTAGACAACTGCGCACGCACATCATCAGGAAGATCAGAATCAGCCAAAAACTGGTCAAAAACAGCCTTATACAACGCCTGCTCAGTAGCAATCATCAAAGACGCCTCAGCCTCAGCCGCCGCCAACTCATCCCGCACAATCCCCCGAATACGATCCTCAGACCATTCCTCAGCCATTACCCCACTGCCTCAGAAAATCCTCAACCGACTTCGCATCACAACAAGCTGGCATCCCATACATTCGACGCCGCTCCGAAAATTCCGGAACCTCAACAGCATCATCCTCGGAATCAGTCATTTCACCAACCTCAAATGCCCCGGAAACTCGGCATAAACCAAGTCATCGATAACGTCATCTATCAAATTACATAACTGCTCAAGCGCCTCAACTGGATCAGAATCAAGCCAAGACAACGACGGAAAAATATCACACGTCGCAACCCACTCATTGTCCTCATCTGAGAACACAACCGAATACTTAGGAAGATCAGACATCAATACCGCTCCCGGTCACGCCACAACTCGAAATCGAATCCCTCCGGAACCTCCGGCCAACCCTCCGAGACAGGCCGACGCTCCCCAAACTGGGGAAGAGGCGAAGAATAGGATTCAAACCAGAACGGCTCGCCATTGGGCCGGGGCATCAGGAATTATCCCATTCAACAGAATCAGAATCCTCGCCCACCACACGCCAAGCCATATGCCCATGCGTCAACTGGTGAACCTGAAGCATCCATTTCGCCGGATAAACAACACGGAACCTGTCTAAGCATTCAACACACTCAAACCTGTCCAACAACGGACTAAAATCTTTACAGGAACCAATCACGAGAAACCTTACAGCTAGTATCCGATTTGCCGGTATCACGATCACCGACCTGTTTATTACAGCGCAAATGCTGCGTTTCGAGGTTATTCGGATCAGTCAACAACGGAGAATCCGGAGCCAACTTCGCAACCGGAACCTTATGCCCAGCAGACCACGACCACGGATTAGGCTTACGTGAGTGCCCTGCCCGACAATTCGGGTCACCACACTCCAACGGAATCTCATGCGCCCGCTCAACCGGAAAACCATCAGTATCCACAAACCTACAAATAGGCTTCAAACGCATATCCACAGCCTGACGACACACAGTGCAGATAGAAGACCTACGTTGAGCTATACGCCGCGCGCGCTGATACTCACGATCGGTACGGGCAGCATCAGGGCCAGCTTTCCGACGCAGATTCCCTGCGATATGACCACCCCCTACTTACAGGCGACGATCAAAGCCTCCTGAGCCCATTCATGCGTAGACACCCCAGCAGACGCAGCTTTATCAACCATCCGCAGAAGCTCAGACTGCTTGAATTCCAACATGATGTTCCGGGCAGGATCAGGCAGCGGCTTTATCGACCCTCTAGCAGCCAATTGATCAGCCTCAACTCGTCATAAAATGAAACCATCATCCAAGTTTCCAAAACGTCCCAACGGAACGGATTAGGATCAAAACCAAAATCAACGATCACGGTTACATAGGAAGCCCCATGAGCCATCAGGCCGACCTCAACTCAGTAGTCGCCAACCGCTTAGAACCACGAGACCAACCCCGACAATCCTTATCCCGGCAACGATACTCCTGAAACTTCCCCGCAGACGTATAATGAAACCCAGAACGCCGCAAATCAGTCCCACCACACTTAGAACAATGCGGCACACCATCATCATGGTAAATACCCATATTGATGTTCGACCACGGCAAGAATTTATGATAAAGCTCTGCGGTCAACTCGACATCGTGGATATTGTACGTACGCATGATTTTCTGGGCGGCGCGACGCTCTGCTCGCGTGCCATACCTTATGTCGTGCCACAGGTCTGTGCCGCCGTGATTTGTTTTCGCGTCCCCCAGCCACATACGCGAGAACCAATCCAATTTGAGGCTCAGCTCGCCTGCCGCGAAGTTCTTTTTGGCCACCTGCATTAAGTCCAAAGACTTATATGGGGAGACCGGCCCCAAGCCCATCTTACCGAATGCTGCATTAAAATACTTATCGTCGTAACGGGTGTTATTCCACCCGACAACAATGTCAGCCTCGTCCAACAACGCCCAAGCCGCGTGTACCATGCGCTCATACGCGGGCAGGTCATCATCATCCCAAGCGGGAAAGAATCGCACGCGGTCTTCATCTACAAACTTAGCAGCGAAGCACAGCAGGCGTGTAGGCCGAATGACCCGATCAATTGTGATGTACTTAGGAAACAAATTAAACGACTCGACTACAGCCCTCTGAGACTCCACGTCGATAACGAGCACACGCGGCGACAATTAGGATACCTTCGTTCGTCTACGCTCACTGCGAGCCTTATAATATTCCGGGTTATTGTAATAGTGCGCGCGAACCTGCGCACGCCTACAAGCCTTACACCAGCGTTGACCCTTATCGTTATACCCGGTGTTATCGACCGTGAATTCGTGACCGTTTACACAACTAGTTTTACTCAGCTGCCAATTGGTGCCATGGCGTATCGAATCCTGAGCGTTCGACTTCTTAGTGTCGTACCGCAAGTTAGATAGCTCATTATTAGTTTTGTCACCGTCATTGTGACAGATGTCAAAGCCTTCAGGTCGTTCGCCGACGAATGCAAGCATTACCAGCCTATGAACCGTAAACATCTTTTGCTTACCATCCAGCAGTAACGGCAACTCTAGGTACCCACCAACATGCTTGCCAAATTTACGGATACACCCTGCGCGGAATCGAAGCCCTTGCTTCGTCTCTATATACCGATCCAGCGACCGGACCCGCCCCAGGTTAGACACCTCGTAATGACCCTCATATCCGGGAATGGGGCGCCAAACCTCAGGGCTATCCAACAGAACCACCCCAATAGTAGTTATTCCAGGTCTCTTGGGCAGCTTTCTTAGCGCGTTCTACCAGATCCTTACGGGTCTCCAAATCAACCCCAAGAGCATCAGCGACAGCCCCACTGGGCCGGTTGTCGAACTCCGGATGGGTCTCCATGAACTGGGCCAACGCAAACGCATGCCAAGCAACCGCAATGATGTGCTTCGCGCCAGTCTCCTCATCACGGTCCTGGCCAGCCCAAAACTGCGTCAGATGACGACACAGAGCCGCATACGACAGCCCCCAGTCATACCCGCGCTCCCAGTTCCGGTCCTCATACTTCGCCGCCCCACGCCCGTACAGCTCAGCCAGCTCCGTCAGGGGGCGAACCGGCACGAGATCAAATCGGGCCAACTTCGAGCCCTTCTCCCCGCCCGTACTGGACGTAACACGAACCTCTTCACTCACGCGGTTTCCCCCAAAACCAAATCAACAAATTCAGAAACGGAATCCACCCGGTGCGCAAACGCAAGATGCTCATTCCAAGGACGATTAATAAGTACCGACCTACACCCAGCCTTCTCTAAAGCCAAATAGTTGTCGGCGTTATCCTCGATCATCAAATCGGTCTGAATGATCGTTTTATCCGCAGAGAACGTCAGCGTGTCGTACGGCACGCCCCACGCCTGTAGCCACCTAGCCGTATCGGCCTGAGAACGGCCAGGATGTGAACCAAAAGAACGATTCGTTATAATATGGATAGAATGTCCAGCAGCTCGCAATCGGCACAAATGCTCCGGCACGGCGCGCCCGCCCATAAGGCTCTGCCCCCACAGTGCGCCTTGGTCCGCTGCTCTATTGCATAAGTTAAGAAACCCGATCAGGCTGATTCCCCAGTCCTCATAGAATTCCCACCGAACAGGATCGGGGCACCAACTACGGCTCCAGGAATAATTCCTAACCAGATATTCCCGGAACGCTCCACCGAAATCGTAGAGGACACCATCAAGATCAACACCAACCCTAGCCATGATGGCCCCTCAACACAGTTTTAAACAAGTCAATAAGAACACCCGCATACCCAAAACTATTCGTAATAGGATCATGCCGGTTACCGAACATACGCGCCAAATGACCGGCGACAGCGAAAATCAGCGGATACACAAGCCACGGATACTTAACCCGCCACTCATTCATCTGCTCAGACAACATTTTAGGCTTATCAGGCTTGGCGGAATTCACTAAAGCGTAAAAGTTCCACGTAAACACCCAACCGGCAATAGCCGCCCATGCATGCTTAGCGTTCACCCGCCAGCACCTTTCCCCTAATTGAAGTTAGACGGCGGGGCCTCTACCGGAACGCGCGAATTCAACCAGTAGGCACAGCCCCGCCCGGCGCATCAACCTGATTCCCCACCACAAGGAACCCCACAGGGTGCGCCAAACCGCAAAATCTAGATAACGTCAGGTAGATCCACCACAGGCGGCGCGCCCTCGACACACGCCCAACACACACGACCAGACATGTCATGACCCTTAGAACACAGCCGAGACACCGACACAGAGCGCTTAGGCTCCCGCCACCGCAGATTCTCCAAACGACAATCCGCAGTATCCCCAGACTTGAACCTTGCACGCCCCCCATCGGGCCGTGGAGACACAAACGTCGTCAACATAAGGATATGTACCAAATGAGGCTTATCGCGGATCTGGACGCGTTTCAGGCCGTCCCTACCGACCCACTGCTTCAAAATTTTACGTGGAGAACGGACCTGCGCATCAGTAGTAATCTCATAACCCGGAATGCCGCGAATCGGATACCATTCTTCATGCGGATACACTTTTCCCCAACAATCTGAGTATATACTACGAATTCTAGGGTTTCTTTGTGTTTCTGGCCTTCACCAGCACATCCCCCAACCGGAAATACTTACGCGACCCACGCCAAATCCCAGAATATGATCCCGCCCGCTCCCAATTACGCACATCAAACACCGAAACATCCTCACCAAACCTGGCCTGAATATATTCCGATACTTCACGAGCGGTCATCAACTGATTGACATCAATAATCTCATTATCGGTAATCCAGCCCTGCCCGTACTCGGCCATCACCGCATCAATCTCCAGGCAGCGGGTAGGGGCTTCCTCTAGTAACGCGTCACGGTAGTAGTCGATTATGCGGCGCAGACGGTCCGACTCAGGTTCAGGCCACGGCCATGTCACCACGGCTCCCAATCAGGCTCGTCATCCGGATCATCGGGATAGTCGGCGGTATAGATTTTCCAGTCGTACTCAAGTGCGTGAAGATGCCCGTGCGCGAGGCCCGCACCCCAATGTGAGGCTACAATTCCAAACTCTGCGACCTCTGCACCGAACCGGTCCAGAATGACGACTTTCTCTAGAAACTCATCAAACCAGATTTTCGCAGCGGCCCGACATGTTTCCTCCGCATCCAGACGTAACAAATCACCCACGGCGGTATCCCGTCAAGCCGTTGAATGACGGCTGGGGTTTAGGTGGTGGCGGATTGTGAAAGAACTCTAATATTGAGTTAGCCACAGCTATAGCAACGCGAGCGTTGCACTCTTCATCTTTAATAGATTTGACAACACAGTAATTGCTATAGCTCTTACTCTTGCCATCTAAGTAGACCCAGATGGCCCAGCCTAGATCGCGCCAATCCCTGGGGCAAATCCTCCAATCGTATCCTTCGGGCGGGTCAGGCATCCGGTACTCAGTCATGGTCATCCCAGCCGTCATCGTTGTCGGTCTCCCAGTCGCCCTCGACCAGCGTCGCCCACAATTCGGCAACATAATCCTTATCGGTGAACACCTTCACCAACGCGGCAAGAGCGTTCCGAACATCCCCGAAGCCCGACACCTCGATATGCACATCATCGTCATTAATATGCACATCAAGATCGAAACCATTACTTTCAGTCAAGATCAACCCCCAATAGCGTCAAAAGAAACGCCACCAATGCCACAACCACAACAAGTGTCCCGGCGACTGACAGCGGTATCCACAGAGGAGCGAACACCCACCACCAAGACCACGCGACAGTTCCGGCCATTTTGAGAATGAAGAATATTGTCGTTGTAAAGATCCATAGCGGCCACAGGTTCACCACCACACTCTTAGTTGAATTACTCATCTCAGCCGGTTCCCCTGAAAGTCTTGTGTTTTATCCATATATTCCTGCGCAGATTCAGTGTGGACGCTGTTTTGAACATTAATCGTCGGTGCATTTAATTTGGTCCACGCCTGCTTCTGGATTTCCAGAGCCTCTTTAAGGGTGTCCCTTATCTCCCCCAAAGCAATTAAGACATCCCGTTCGAAACCGGTCTGATAATAGTCAGCCATCGTTACGCGCCTTCTCCACTACCAGTGCGCCCCTAAGCCACTGGATGTAACTATGTTTTTCTTCAAGCACACTATGAGTCACAACCGACGCAGGTTCCCACGCGGTATCAAGCCGCTGATCCTTCAGCGTCCACGACTTGAGTACAAACAGTTGCTCCCCAACCCAGATACAAACATTGTTTCCGGTCTGCTTACGGATTGCCACCGCTAGCGGATCATCAGCCCTCATCGTCAGCCCTCCGACGATTCCACGGCAACACCTCGACCGGGCCGACAACGTTGTAGTCACCGGCCTCCACTGATCTGCTGAGAGCGTCATAATCCCGGCCAGTCAGCAACTCCGCAGAAGTAGGAGGCCGACCCAACCGCTTACGGCACGACCACCAAGCCCGATACCAATTGATCAACTCCCCCAGAAACCACATACTTAAGACGCCCCGCCATTAAGCGCCGCAAGGGCCTCCTCAGGCCAATACGTTTTCGAATCCCATCCCGACTCGTCGGCATAGGTCCAACACTCTCTAACATCACCATCAATATCCAGTTCAGGGACCGCCCATGTGGAAGCTAAATACGTATACGTATCATCAGGCGGAACAGGTGCGCCATCGCGGTAAATACATCCGCCTGTATACTCCCAATCCATACCCAACCCCGCCGACGCATATTCCGGCTTCTCGTCCCTAATGATCTCCGCAGCGCGAACCCAATCGAAAACACGCACACGGTTCCCGCGCGACGCCTCACCCCTAATGAAGGCACTCAAAGAATCCATAAATATCTAACCGATCCCGTCAATAAATCCAAAGCCCAGAGCGTCAGCAGGCGACAACCACAAATCGCGGCGCTCATACAATGCTTTAAACGCGTCCGGGTCCATACCTGAACGCTCAACAAACACCCCGGTACACCATTCGTCTTCAATCTGCAAAGACCGCAAAGTGTCCTTCAACTCAGAAGACTTGCCCCACGTACCAGTAGCGGCCTCATGAATCATCATGATCGACCCACGTCCCATGAGACGATGATCGGCAGCCTGCAACAACACAGCACCCATAGACGCCGCCACACCCCGAACACGGATAGTGACCTCATGGGTACCGCCACCCCAAATCGACCAGCCCGCCAAATAATCAAACAGGCGAGTGCCCTCCCACACCGAACCGCCCCCCGAGGTCAATTCGATATTCATCGGGCACACCGGGTCCATCCGGTCCCAATACTTCAACCGAGTCAAACAATCAGTAACAGTATCCTCATCAACCCAACCGTCAAAGTGATACTCAAAGAACTTATCACTATCCAACGACAGCTGCATTGCACGTGAAATCAGCGCTGATTCTGTCTCGAAAAGCTCTGCCTCCGCATAATCTCTTCGCGCTTTAGCCTGCTTACAATCAATATCCAGCAAGTCCAAAGCTTCAGACACCGTGAAATCCTCGCCCTGGTCGCTCCGAAATAACCGCTCAGACTGTTGCTTCTTTTTACGAGCAATACCCATTAAATCCCCAACTTTGCGCGGATCTTCAACTCAATCTCAGAAGCCAACTCCGGTGAAGCGTCCAGGGCAGACATCGCGCCAGCCTTACCCTGCCCCAACTGGGTGCCCTCATACTTGAACCACGAACCCGACTTATCCACAATCTTGTGCTCAACCCCGAGATCGACCAGCTCCCCCAGCCGGGACACACCCTTGCCGTACTGGATATCGAACTCTGCAAGCTTGAAAGGAGGCGCCAACTTGTTCTTGACAACCTTCACCTTCGTGCGATTACCGACCGCCTCTGTGCCCTGCTTCAACGTTTCAATGCGCCGCACATCCAAACGAACCGACGCATAAAACTTCAACGCCATGCCGCCAGTAGTTGTCTCCGGCGAACCAAACATCACACCAATCTTGTGACGCAACTGGTTGATCATGATCACCGTCGTGTCATTGTTCTTCGCCGGACCCGTGATCTTCCGCATAGCCTGAGACATCAACCGCGCATGCAGGCCCACATGGGCGTCACCCATCTCGCCCTCAATCTCGGCGCGAGGCACCAGCGCGGCCACAGAATCAATCACCAACACCCGGATATCCCCGGACCGGATCAGCATGTCCGCAATCTCAAGAGCCTGCTCACCCGTATCCGGCTGAGACACCAACAGCTGCCCCACATCCACGCCAAGGTTCGCCGCATACTCGGGGTCCAACGCATGCTCAGCATCAATAAACGCCGCCGTACCGCCCTCACGTTGAGCGTTAGCCACGATCTGCAACGCCACCGTTGTCTTACCGGACGACTCGGGGCCGTAAATCTCAACGATCCGGCCCCGAGGAACCCCACCTATACCAAGCGCTGAATCCAACGCCAGCGAACCCGTGGAGAACACTCCGATAGGGGTCCGATTCTCGTCCCCCAACCGCATGACAGCGCCACGACCGAAGCTTTTATCAATATTCGCTAACGCTTCGTCAAGCCCCACTAAGCCGCACTCTCCAAATCCAGCTCACCGGCATCCAACGACTTAGTTTCATGCTCCAGGAACAGAGGAGACTTCGCCTTGAATATTTGTGGAACCCGCCCCTCAATGCGGACACAGATACCTTCATCCACAGTCTTAGGGTCGGACAGCGGCACGGGTGTTTGCTCCCAGAACGGCCCGCCAGCGAACTGAATATTGAGATAGCTTGACGCGTACAGCGCGGTCATATCGCGGTCATCTGTGCCGTAACCAGTGTCGATACATGGGCGGCAGAGAACGGGAACTGTCTTCAAGCCGATAGAGGCGCAGAACTGCTCCACGCCATCCCACGACAAATCCGCGATCACACCCTGACCGTTCACCATCGCCACCCGGTACACGTACAACTCGCGCTCACCAGGCTCCAGGTCATAGGTGTAGCCCCGCTGAATCGGCTTATCCTTGGACTCCCAGCCGATCAACTCCCCGTACACGACAAAGTTCTCCGGGATCATCCCCTCAAGACGCTTCGCATACTCAGCCCAAATATCAGACTCGTAGTAGTGGTTGTTATCGTCGCGGCCCTTAATCACCCGACGTGAGCCCGCAACATCCTCATATGCGGTATCAGCAGTAGGGATGCGCAGCCACTTGTTGACCACCACACGCTCCAGCCAGCCCTTATCCCGCAACGCCGGAACACGACCGATACGGATGCTAGTTCCGTGAAGCTTCTGCGTGATCACAGCCCACTTTGACTCACGGAACACGTCCCAGTTCCGGAACAGATGTTCAGTGTCCAGATGCATCGGGAACAGCTTTTGATCCACCCGCTGCCGTATCTTCGGCCCCGAAGCCTTCGGCTGGGCCTGCTTCGGCAACTCATACTTACGGCAAATCTCAAACCCATTCAGGGTGTCGAACACATCCCCCGGCTTCAACGTGGACACGTCATAGCCTGTGTAGGCTAGAGACTCCAACGGCATCAACAAAGCGTCTGACTGGTGTTTCCGCAGCTTAATAGCACGGATGCGGCGATGCCTCTCGATATAGCCAGTCTCATCAGACTTATTCAGCTCTTTGTCCCGCGACAAAGAATTTTCGTACACATACTCGGCAGACAATTGAGTTTCTGCCGTAAACAACACCCGAAGGTCGCCCTTACTGATACCGCGTGTAGTCAACGCCTGGTACCCGAACTGCGGAATCCCCACAAGATTATCCAAGCCAGGCAAATCCACCGGCTCAGGAACAGCCACAATCGTGGCCACATAATTAGCGTTCTTCGGTACATCAAACTTAGTCATCGTCCCTATTCCCCTCGCTGACTACGCCAAAAAGAAACCCCCAGAGCATTACGGCGAACCTGCCCCAACTGCTCATCCGTACGGCCACTCAAAACATCAGCGGCATGCTTCGCATACGACCCCGGACTGAACTTGATAGTCGTAACATCACTCTCCGGGTCATATACGGCTTCCTTGGGGCGGTAATAGGCGCTATACATATCCGGCCCCAAAATAAGATCAGGGTCAAGTTCTATGTTTCCCTGATAGTTAAGTTGCGCCATTCTCACTCACCTCGAAAAGCCCGCCCATGACCCCTTCAAGGCCCTGGAATTCCAGTCGATAAAACCCGTGCTGGCCTTCCCAATCAGTGAAGCCTATGGACACCTCAATATATGTTTCTCGGCCGCACGTATCGCACTCGTATCGCGAGTTGGCTTCAAACCAGACATAATCAATACTTGATGTTTGAATACCTCGGTGTGCGAGTTCTTTTTCCGCCCACAGATGCGAGGCTTCGTCAAACTTCACTCAATGTCCCCGGTCAATCTTTTCTACCCAAGCAACAGCCACAGCAGCCACCTGAATAAGCTCGTCAATCAGTGCGTTCTTATCCCCGGAAAGCGCCTCTTCTACAGCTTCCGCGACTTCTTCGAGAAGAATGTCCGCGTAAGTTACGAACCCTCTGGCTGCGCGATCATTGGTAATATTTCGATATATACGGGCGGGACCAATCCAATATCCCGCGTCATAGATAGCATCGGGGTGGTTTTGTTCACCCCATTTCGCATCCTGGGCTTCACGCTCCTCCGCCACAGCACGCAACACAGATTCCGTGGGGGCGATAAACTCTTTACTCAAATTAGTCATTTCGCATCTGTTCCAGTTCTTTATCGCTGACCGCGAGCACGGAGTCGACAAATTCGCGCCATTCGTCATCGTGATAGATGTACAAGTCCTCACAGCGATCATCGGAATTCAGCCACGCCTTCAGGTCCGCAGGCTTTTCGAACCAGCGGATCGATTTCGCCATCCTCACCACGATCTCGGCGCGCTCTATGGCATTATCGGCGCCTTCCCACTCATCGCATCCACTGCACGATCCATACCCGTAGCACAGAAAGCCGAGGCTGGAGGGCCATCTATCCGTGTCTTTAACTACCGCAACCCAGTCTCCCTGGTAGTACCCGATATTCGTCTGAATGATCGGTACAACACCAATACCGGCGATAGCCTTCGCGTAACTCAAATTGTCACCTTCACCGCATACCCGCGCTCATCCACCATATGACCCACACGGCGTGTACGCGGACACTTAAACAACTCCGGCCTACCCTTAGGATCAACCATCAACCCAATAGGCTTACGGCACTCACTGCAACGAAACATCTATTCCCCCCTTTTTCAAAAAGGAGGTTCCTCGTCGGAACCATCCCAGCCGTTATTAGTGGTTGCAGAATGCGAACCGCTCCCCTGACTCCTCGGCTTCACCGACTTAGCAACAGTGTCAGCCAACAAAACGATCTTTGAACGCTTACCGCCCGTATCCTTATCGATCCACTCCTCCGTACGGAGTTTCCCGACAACCACAACCTCATCGCCGCGCCCCAAAGAATCAGCTGCGCCCTCAGCGACAGCCTTAAAACACTTCACGTTCAACCATGTAGTCGGACCGGCATCAACCCACTCATTGCCTTCCTTCTTACGGGGCGTATGAGCAAGACTGAAATTGGCTACAGCCGTATTACCACCAGATAGAAACTTAAGATCAACGTCGCCGCCCAAGCGGCCAATGAATGTAACGGAACTTTCCGCCATTTATTTACTTCTCCTACAAAGTTCTTCATAATCATCTAGCGGAATAACCGCAGAACAATCAGAATTTGTGCAACGAATCGTGTCGTCCCCAGACCACATGCCGAGGGTCCTCAAGTCACATTCGGGGCACCTTGCCTGGCGGCGCATCCAGACCCGCGTCAAACCCACCATCTGATCCACGCGGTTATGAATCCGGCGCAAATCAAGAGCCCGCTCCACCCCCGACAGAGGGAAATTTCGGAGCATCGCACCCTTACGCCACACATCGAACGGCTCCACAGGACGACTCACCAGATCCCGGATCTGAACCTTCCAGCCGCCCGCCCGAAACACAGCCTCCAAAACAGCGACAATCTCAGCGTCCACATTCACGTCGTAAGGCGCAGGAGGCTCCTTAGAGCCCGATACCCTTCCCCCGCCCAACGAAGACCCCAGCGGGCGTTTCAGGGCCGTTCTCAACGCCTCCACCAGATGAGGCAGCCTCCCCAAATAGCCTTGGATTTGCTCTATGCAGCCGTGGCAGAGAGTGTCCGGTTTCTTAGTGGCAGCCGGTTCCTTATCCCCGGTTAGGTTCACGCAGTCCTGCTTTGATAGGCAGCGGTGAACAACGTCCACTACAGGTACACCGCCCACAACACAAACCCCAACAGATAGATGGGCGCCGCAATCGCCAACGGAAGCCCCAACACCCCGAAGAGGACGGCCCAAACCTCGATCAATATTCCTAGTAGACTAATTTCCGTCATGAAACAAGCTCCCCTATGGAAGGTTCCGAATCCCACCAATCGGTCCGCGAATCCTGCCGATCCTGAACCTTCCTCGAATCCGCCCGCGCATTAGCCTCCGCATAACACGCCATACAACGACCAGCATCAAAATCCCAATGCTCATCCCTGAAATGCCGCCGCGACTGACACATCACCACAGCCGGAATAGGACGCTCAGTTTCCTTAAGACCGCCCCACACCCCGCGCTCACGCTCACCACGAGCCTTCTCCCCCGCCAACACCGACTCCCGACACTCCACAACAATCGGGCACTCCAGACAAATATTTTTCGCCCGCTCCGCAGTCTGAGCATCCGGCCTATGAGGAAAAAACAGCCTATCGACCTCAGATAAATCCATAGTCATACAAGTGCCAACAGGCTTCATAAAATAATCCCCATTTACAGGTCGCTATCTGGCCTACTTCCAGACAGGAATGCAACTAAATCGTTGACGGTCATCAATACCCACTGAGCCCCAGGGTCACGAGTACCCCGACGCTTAGCCACCACAACCCCCGCTAGCGCGCCATCGTTGCCCATCTCAATTTGGGCTTCTCTGGTCCACTCGGCAGCCTTGATTTGCCCGCCGTAATCCTTGGCTTCTATAACAAGTCTCTGACCATGAACACGCACACCGCCAATATCGCCCCTATCCTGGGCGCCCGACCGTGCTCTACGCTCTATACGGTCATCGTCTAGCGTCTCGGCAAGATATTTCGCGATTGCGGTTTCGAACGCTGTTCCAGCCTGTTTAGCCGATGCTCTACTCCGGCCCATTACTTAATTCTTGGCCTCGCGGTACGGCCCCCACATTTCATCGGGGCATTCAAATACAATGTCATGGCCACCGAATGACTCCAAGAGCACATTCCATCTTTTCTGGACTGCATCGAACAACCAGAGTGAACCATCCGCATCCCACCACAACCGGTTCCTGTGCTTATCCTTCAAACTTTTAGGCATAAATCATCCCACCACTACGCACAAAAGCCCAAGCGTTGCCAAACCAAACCCCAAAGAACTCATGGCCAGGGTCGTGCCCGATACCAACCCAACTAGACAGATTCCGAACCCCGCGCCCGCAATCCAGTTACCAAATATGCTTAATCCACTCATTTAATTCCCCTAAAAGTTATTTCCAGCTACATCAAGTACCCGTAGACCGATGCCTCGCCACATATCGATAACCTGGCGGCGATCATCAATCACATAATGGACACACCATTTATTTCGGATATGCCAATTGAACAGTCGATACTTGACTTCGTAATCCGGTAGTTTTCCGCCGAACACGTCAACATCCGCCACGGTGTCCCGCATGAACAGGTGGTCGTAAGGGACGCCGTTGTCATCCAGCCAATTTATGGTATCTACGCGGCATGTATCATCCCGGCCTGAAACAATGAGCACGTGGTAGTCATCCAGTGCCAGTAAATCCACCAGCCAGGTCACGTCCCAGTGTAAACGGTCTTCGCCTACCCTGGTGTAGTCATAAGGGCTCCGGTCGCATTTTTCGGCCAAGGTGCCATCTATATCAACAATGACCGCCTTCGGTAGAGCATTGTCGCGCTCCACTGGTACCGGATTAAATTTCCGCTTCTCAATCACCGGCCAACGATTAATCGGGTACCGCTTAGCCTGATTAAACAGGACAGAAGCCTCAATGATCCGATCCGATTCGAGGTTCCGGCGCCGCAACCGCTCCAAACACACATCCATCGGGGTCTTCACGTCCTCGACGGCGAAGTCCCAGCCGTAACGGGTAGCCCAGCGAGCCCACTTCCGTAGATACGACGGCATCAGGTGAGTAGCGTCCACAACAACCGGGATATCGGCCTGCATCAACGCCAACACCTGGGCTTCCTCAGCTACAGTCACCCGCCACTCATCGTCCTGGTCGCCGGTCCAGTAGGTGCCGAGAAGCTGAAGACGCAACAAATCCCTATTGACGACAACCGCGCCCGTCTCCTCTGCAATTTCACGGGCACGGGACGACTTCCCACTCGCAACGTATCCCCTCATGCAGGTCAAAATCGTCATACTGTCCTCTTGCTAAATTTCAGCCAGTCGCGGAAATCGATCAGACGCCCGCCCTGATCCCGCCAAAACCGGTAATCACCCACATAACCGCCAGTAACAGACTCCAAAGCCACCATTTGACGTTCACGCTCCAGCCTGTAATCAGAGACGAGGCGTGAATGTGATGGTGAGCAGTGGTGGTGGCGGGGTGAACACGCCACGAAACTCACCGGAAGTCACATTGCATACCAGACGCCTTCGCGCCCGGACTAATCCAAACCACACACGGCACATCACGGTTACCCACATGAACAACCTTCACCATAAATTGTTCATCCCCGGTCACGCCGCCAGCAGTTACGCAACCGGAGGCAAGTACAGCCACGGCCAGCAGACCTATACCAAGCTTGATCATTTTTATAGCCCCTATAAGCCCAAAGATTTAATCAGATCGTCAACAGATTTCCCGAAATACGCGGCCACTGCCGCCCGCTGTGTCGGGTAAACACACCACCAGCCGACAGCCGGGGATTCCCCGAAAAAGTAGTCATCGATAATCACAGCGGGACCGTCTTACAGAACTCATCAATGCCGGGAAACGCCCGCCCGCACTGGGCACAGTGGATGTGCCCATGGACGCCGATTATCTCACGCCAACGTGGCGATAGAACGTCTAAAAAGTATTTGTAATGGGCCTCGCAGCGGGGACCATCGTTGTTCCTCACTGGACACGCATGGCCCAAGGAGTACGCCGCTACAGCACCCCCACAAGGAACCTCGTGCTTGCGGCAACTCGTGCAATCCAGCTCATTGAATGCCGCATTCACTAAACTGGAAACATCAGTATCTACTGATGCGAATCCGATTCCGGCCATGCCCGCTCCCAATACTCTCCGGCGGCGAAAACATGGTCGCCGTACCACTTAGCCCAATCAAAGCAATTTTCGAAAACATCGCAGCCCAAACAAACAGACTGCATCTCCTTCAACTCTGCCGAATCAAGCCAATCCAAAGGCAACGTGAAACGGCCATCCCCCTGACAAGAACCACGCTCAGACCAATGCCCGTCCGCGTCCCGCATCAACCTGGAATATTTACGCTCATCCGCATAATCAGTCACTCGGCCAACGCCGAAGGATCAAAATCAAGCTCAACCCCGCGACAATGAGCACACTGAGAACAAATCAGATCACTCCTGATACAACGATTATCTGTATCAATATCCTGCTGAAAGTTCATGTTGCCTTCTGCGTCACTCTCTGTATATGTTTATCGAAACGAAGCGGAACATTCGGGCGGGCGCCGTCGCGATGCTTCGCGAAAATCACATTCGTGAAATCGGGGTCGTTTTCGTCCTGATGTAGCAGCAACACCACATCAGAATCTCTGCTGATGCCATCGGCCTCGCCAATATCGGTTTCCACAGGAGCCCGCATCTTTCCCGTTCTCGCATCAACCGGGCCGCGATTCAACTGCACGGGGGCAACAATTGCCGCATCCAGCTCCCTCGCCGCTATCTTCAACGCACGAGAAATATGGTTCACCTGATCCCGCTTAGATACACGCAAATCAGTACCCCGCACCATTTGCAGATAATCAACAATAATCAGGTCAAACGGCCCATTAGCCCGACAATCCGCAACAATCTGCTCAACCGTCTGCTCAGGCCGATCATTCACATACAGCGGCATATCCCGATGAGAATCCTCATACTCCGCTATCAGGCGAACATCATCTAAGTCCAACCTGCCAGTGATCAGCCTGGAGAACTGCACGCCCGCCCCCGCCGCCAAAATTCGCCTAGTTACTTCCCGGTGAGGCATCTCCATGGAGATAACAGCGGTTCTATACTTATGTTCCGCAGAATTGGCCGCTATATTCAACGCAAAAGCGCTTTTCCCGAACCCCGGACGCCCACCTATTGCACACACTTTTCCGCGCCGCAAACCGCCATTCAGGACCTTGTTGATGGACCCCCACGGCGTTGGGATGGGCTGGAACTGGTCTGCGGTTCGGAAATCGTCTAGCATTCCCGCGAACCACAAGCCGTCCTTAGAGGGCTCGGTTAGCCCCCTAAGTTCCCGTTCGGCCCTACTAACGATCTCATCCACATCCGTGCCCGCCTCGCCCGCATAGCCGAACTGGACTAGTCGTGTACCGGCCTCAATCACCTTCCGAAGTTTCGACTTCTCAACGATAATGTTGGAGTAGTAGCCGACATTCGCCGCTGTAGGACATGTCTGATACAACGTCAACAAATACGGGGCGCCAACCCTAGACAGCTGCCCGATTTCGTCCAGGGCATGGCTCACAGTTACCGGGTCAACCGGCTCCCCCGCCGTCCACATAGAAACAATGGTGTCGAAAATCAATTGGTGATTCGGGCGGTAAAAATCCTTACCTGCAATCTTGTCCACAACCTCAGCGATAGCTGACTTGGAAAGAAGCATCGCCCCTAAAACGGACTGCTCGGCTTGCTCACTATTAGGGGGCTGCGGACCATACTCCCCATCACCCAATGTTAATCCTTACAAGAAGTACATTCCGGGACCTGCTCGCCAACAATTGCGCAAATGTGGTCTTCCGCCCAATACCAGTCTGGTACAGCGGGGCCTTCGGGAATTTCAGGAGGCCACATCTGGCAATACCTCGGTATAACGATGGGGGGCCAAATCGAGGAGACCTGGTTCGTGCAGCTCAAAGTCCATGCCTGTTAAACCATTATCGGTACGCCAACCGCCGTTAAACCAGAATCGCCAACCCTCAGGCTCTTCCCACACTGTGCCGTCTCGTGCGTCTTCACAATCCAGGCTCGGAAGTACACGAGGCCCAACGATTTCGGTGTACTCGGGGAATGAGAGCGAACTTGGGAACCAGCGCCTTCCATCTTTGTACTTCCAGCACCCGTCCCTAAACTCGTGGACTTCACCGCAGCGGTTCCGCCAACGCGATCCCTGCTCGTCTACCCCTAGACAGTTAACGACACGGGGTGTGCGGGGCTTGGGTACGCAATTCGTACTCTCGGGAGATACGGGATGCGTAGTCGCCGGTTCCTGTTGTGCTGTTGGGTCAGGTAGAAGCCCATGCTCTGCAAGCAGTTCCTCAACATCGCCGTCGATACACGCTAGTTTGGATAGATCGGAGACCAGCTCGCCGTCATCATCTATTACAACCGTCACTGCAACGCCCGGTCTTGCAAGGCTAGGGAGTGGGCTGCGCCCTCCTGTGTGTCCAACGCCGCGCCACATGTAGCCGTCCCTGCGCCAGAGACTGCCGCCACTGTGCACCACTTGAGCCTTTATCCAGTCGCCAGCGTCCTTCGAGCCAGGGTCGGGTCGGGGCACAAGCGGCTCCTCACCAGGCTTGAACCAATGCAGACCCGTTTCCGGGTCGGACACCTTCCGATACCCAAAATCCAATAGCTGTTGAGCGCGGTCATGGTAGTAGTTGGGCTTAGACCTCAACTCCCACTCATCTTCTGGCCACGTTCCAATGTGGATGGATAACCACTTGGCTAGTTCCTCAACTTCGTCCTCGTCACCGTCGAACACAGACGGTTCCCGCATCAGCCGCTCAAGTCGCGGATTATCACCTTCGTGGTACTCGTCCGGGTCGTAGATGACAGGCCAAGAGTCGGCGTCACGGGGATTCGGCGGAGGCCCGCTCAGCACACCGCCTCCCTTGAGCCAGCGGTAACCCCAGTGCCTCTCGCGCCGAACCGCGATCCACTCCCCGTCTGGTCGTCGTGCGATGGTGCCAACAGGTGGCCCCTCAGGGATGCTGTTAGCGGCAGCGATCATGCGATGAACTACGGGAAACCAATCGTTGACACGATCACTCCAGCCTGCGGTTGGGCCGCTTGCGCCTACTTCAGCCATCGCTTTCCGCTGCGCTTCAGTTGGTTCCAGCTTCACGAACAATCCCCTCAATCCACTCGCGTTTCTCCGCTTTACGGAAAGCCGCCAAATCCTTATCCGCCACACCCGAAGCAGGCCCCGGCGTAAACCACAAACCAAACGGCTTCAAACGAGAAACATCCCCATCAACCCACGCCTGCCTCAAAGCGTTAATCCGAGATCCAGACCCCTCACGCTGAACCTGAGACACAAACTTTGGAAGAGACGACGGCGCATACGGAGAAACAAGCCACAAACGCAAACCCTCAGAAATATCATCCGGGCAGATATCCTGGCCGAGAAGTTCCTTAACTATCCATTCCAGTTCACGGCGAATAGATAGAGGCTGCGAATCCGGAACTATCCGCCCCACCAGCTCAGCGGAATCGACTACTCCCAATAGGGGCTACCGCCGTTAGAGTCGTATAGATTACCCTTATTGGTTACGCGGACTTCAGTCCCGGCGGGCACATACCACACCAGATAGCCGTCAGCATGAACAATCTTTACCGGCTTAGAGCCGCTGGAGTCGGCATACATGATCTCACCGAGACGAGGTAAATTACGCATTTCTATGCTCCACAAAACCAGTCCGAACCATTACCGTCTGAGTGGGGGCTAACCGTTCCGTACCCGAGCCATAATCAAGCTCAGGATCAATCAAAATAGTTGCCCGGACCCAGCCACGTTCCTCCGCGATAACCTCACCCACATGCTCAACACCCTCAAATTCAACTATTACGTCATCGCCCTTTTTGAACACTGGACTCCCGTAATTCCGTCAGAATCTTGCGACCAATAATGAAAGGCCAAACCGCCATAATGCCCACAAATACCGGCAGCAAAGACGCCACAAACATCGTGCACGCCAACGTTTCACTCCGAGCCGCCACACCATCCCACCAATCCTCAGTGATCAACCAAAAATTGATAAAGATCGGCAGCGTGATAAACGCTGACAACACCAGCCAAAAAGTAATCAAGAAAGCCAAGACTCGACCGTCCCATCATCGGATAACAGAACCCACCGCGAAAATCGGTAGAACACGGGAACCTTCGCCGGTTCCGCAGACTGCGACACCAAAAACCCGAATTCACGGGCCTCTAACCGCTCGCCGTGCTCCAGATGCCCGTGACACCACAGACAAGCAGCCAGCCCATTCGACGCATGCTTAGAAGACAGGCGCTTAGTACCACCCATGCCCCGAGTCCTCCGATGGTGGAATTGCAGCACTCCACCGCCACACACACCAGGCCACATCACTTCACAGTCACCGCCACAACGGGCCTGCATCAACTCCAAAGCTTTAGCAGTGAACTCCGCACTCACTCATCCCCCGTTTTCGGCAACTCCTGATACTGAGCAAGAACCTTAATATCGTTAATAATCAGGCCGCATGTACTGCAACGACGAATCCAATGAGGCCACACCTTCGCGTACCCCGAATACAAGGTTTTGACATCCATCCACCGTTTCGACGCACACCAGCCACACAACAACAAAACCCGCATCTCTTTAGGGTTAGCTGTGCACTGATCCAACTCGTGAATCAGAAACTTGTATTCGGCAGGGTGTTCACACTGCTCGTCACCTAATATGCCTTCACAAGTGATTGTGTGTTCGAAATCCAGATGTCCTATATCCTCTGCCACTAAATCTTTTCGGGATGAGGTTGACGTTGCAGCAATTCGGCTAACTCTACAAAGGCGTGCTGCCTACTCTGGAGCGCATGCGCCTCTGACACAAGGAGTGAGGCATCAGAAAGGGGGTGGCCAGACAGGTAAACCCATTTGCAAAACAGGTCTTCGTAACCGTCGCTGACAGCTAGCTTCAATCTTGTTGCATCATCGGACAGCTCGAAAGTCCACTCGTAGCCATGATTGAGCTCGGGTAAAACAAAGTCATTCATTCAATCACCTCTGAAAACCAATACCTGAAATCCCGAACAAACACACCCTCAAACGGCGACCAATACACAACACAATCACGCCAATAATAGTTGTAATCGGCCAAAGCCTCATCCTTATACCGGCTCATCTGCCCACATTCTGGTATGCGCCGCGCACAGAAGCTCCCGCCGAACGCGCAGCCTCCAACTTGTGCTCCAACGCCCTCGCTAAAGCCTTACCCCGCTGATACTGAGCCTCCGCAATATCACGGGCGTCACGCAAAGCCTCCGTCGCAATCAGCGCGTCACGCTTACGTTGTTCCTGTGACCCCGTGGCCTCATTAGCCGCCAGCGCAAACGCCTTATCAAAGGCCAAATCGGCCTCTTGGGCTGCACGCTGCAAGTCATACATAATGTGGGCCGACTTCTCCAACCTGGCCGCAGTGTCCCGGATGACCCGCTCAATACCGACAGGAGTAGACCAATCCTCCGGCGCCTCATCCGCCAACGGTCACAGCCCCCGACCTCAGCATCGCCGTATACGCCTTAAACTCGTCCACGGTCGCGTCCCTCAATTTATGGTCATTGTCAGACTCGTACCTGGCAGCAACATCCGCCATCCCCCAGCCTTTCTCCCTAGCCAGCTCAATCAACTCCTGGCGAGCCAACTCCCGCTCATCCGGAGGTGCACCGCGCCCCTCTTCCTGCTCATGTAGATCACCCTTATGCCACAAATCCAGCGCCAGACCGAACCGCATCCCCGCATTACGCAGGGCGTCACCGATAGCCTCTTTAACCGCGTTCCCGCCCGACTTGCCCTGTGCATCCCCGTAGCCGGGCCGCGTCACACCAAGCACCGTCAGGTTTATCCACATACCGCCATGCTGATCCAATTTCGGGGCACCGTGCTCATCAAGCGCCATCGGTGTCCACGTCCACTCCGGATCAACCTCCAACAGCCGATCAGTCAGCGCCGCGTGCCCCACATAATCAAGATGCACCGCAGGAAGACCGTGATAGCCGCCGCATTCCCCGCACTTACCCTTAGGGGAATCCTTTTTATAGGGCTTGGGAAGTTTCCCAACCTGATTATCGGGGAACGGTTCCCTCAAACGTTTGAAAAGATCTTCGCGGTTAACGGCCACTGTCATACAGTGATCCCCCGACGTTTAAAATCCTCATCAACAGAACCGACAGCGAAACCCCAAGCTATCTCGTCCTGCTCCCAAGCGACGGCCTTAACCCATGCAGATTCATCTTCAGTCGGCTCAGATACCCCCAGTTCCTCCCAATGTAGGTCTTGGGGCCAACGATTAGATCGTCCGATAAAGGGATACGTTCCATTTTCGCGCCGCTTACCCCAGATATTTCCCCCCATGTCGTCCGGCTCGAAAGTTGCGCCTAACTCTTCTAAAACGATCCCGAAGATATCCTCCGGACATGCGTCTTCATCGTTAAAGTACTGGGACGCCCCGATCCGGTCGGGTTCATCACTCGCCAACTTCCGGACACGCTCAATCACCCGAGAAAACGGAATCAAACCTTCAGCCATCACTCCCCCTAACGCGCAAAAGCCGCATCAAGATCAATAACCCCATGCTCATAAGTCTTCCAGGCACCATCCACCCAATGATGAATACGTAAACCCTTAACCGTGTAGCCATGGGCAATCAGAATCCGAGAATAAAAGGACAACTGCAACCAGTACGCCCCCAACTTGTCGTTAGAAACCAAATCCTTAAACGGAACCTTGATGGTCTCTTTCTTCAACAAATCAGCGTTAGTTTTGTAGTCCTCAACCCACACCCCGTCATCCTCAATGACAAGGCGGTCAATAAACCCGCAATGCGCCCGCACCGGATCAGCCACAAACACCTCATAGGCGGCATTTTCATGCTCACGGGACTCAAAAAACGACTCCACAATAGGTCGCAGAATCTCATTCTTAGACAGCGCCGACTCAAGCGTGCCATCCTTCACAGCACGCGACAAATCCCCATACTCGCCACGCAACTGCAACGCCTTATGCACAGCCGTACCCACCGTTTGTGAAGCACTATTGTTCAACTCCCACATTTCAATGATTTCGGCGGCATCCACCTCATACTTGGAGGCCATCTTCCCCGCAACCAGAGGAGCATTGAAATCCGACTTGTATCGGCCCGCGAACGTGGAACCTGAAAGCCATTTCCGTCCATCGCCCGTCGAATACACATGCGAAACTTCATCGAACGTGACACGTGTACCGGAAGCCCAGCACCTCAACTCCTCCCCGAAAATGAGGCGAGGGGTATCTATCTTGCGGACCTCCAAAGACTTCGGCGCGGTACGGTCCCACACATCTTTGATGCGCTGCAACGCCAACTCCATCGCCGCTTCATGCGTCTCCCCCTCAGTCTCAAACGTAGGCTGGATATTCCCGTACTGGGCAACAGGGATAGTCGCGGAGATGGTTACCTTCTCGGACAAGAATTAATCCTTAGGTGCCGTGGAATCGTCGTATTCCTTAGACAAATGCTCAGACAGCACATCTAAAATCTGGGCTAGCGTGATAGCGATCTGGGTTAGGACTATCGGTGTAATTTCCTCGCCCCGCGTGTCGTCCGGAAAATCCCCCATGGCACTGGCCAGATCCGTCGCCGCCTTAAGGGCGTTAGGTCCAAGCATTACAATTTCCTCTCTAAAGTCTTTTCGTGCAGAATCCCCAGCCGCTAGGGAAACGCCGATGCGTATGGGCTTGCTCCGTCGAGCAGGGTCATCGCATAAAAATCCGGTACTCCGGGCATTCAGGGGACACACCTCCCCTACGGCAGAACTCACCAGACTCTTCACGGGCTATCTACTGGTGTGGGTTAAGCGCTATGTGTGTGTAGCGGCCACGCTCCCCTGGCTGATAGGTCAGCACGTATCAGGGGCACATCCCGGCGCGACCGGGAAGAATGAACAGGGCACCTTTAACCATTGCGAAGGATTTAAATTGCTGTACGTGCCCTAAAGCTGGACTCATTTAATAGCGCTCTACCCAACTGAGCTACAACCCCGAAGGATTGGCGGGATTCGAACCCGCGACCTCTAACCGTGGCATTTTAATTGCTGTGTGAGTCCACAAAACCAACTGGGCGCCTTTATCCAAGTGTAATTGCTGTACACGCCCAAAAAAATATCTATACTTCGATCACCTGATACCGCTCCGCATTCACAACCTCATCGACCAGCTCGCGCGGAGATTTACCCTCCACCGCCATGCCGAACACAGTCGGTGAACAACCCGACACCAACGTCACCGCACCATCACGAATAGTGGCCGGAACCTGAGTCTGGCGAGCATTCACGTTCCAAAACACCACATGAGGCAACTCCAACCCATGCGCAGCGAACGCCGCCTTAGCGTTCCGGAACGTCGTGTCCGAGCCGCCAGTCACCGCCTGGTCGAACTGCATATCCGAGACGATGTAGAGAACCTTCGGAACTTCACCCGACTGGACCCCCGCAGCAAGGATCGCGTTGAAAGCGCCTTCAAGGTTCGTAGAACCACACCAGCGTGTCGAGTTCTGGATAGAAGCCAACCGCTCTCGCAGATTCCTACCCGACACCTTCACCAAATGCGGCGCGGATTCCAAACACATGAAATAGCCCTTGTAGGCTCCCGTGTTGCGCTCCGCGAAATACAAAGCCAAAGAAACTGACACCGATATAGGCCGACCCCACATCGAGCCAGACACATCCGCCAGCACCAAAGCGTCCGTGCCGTTCGTGTAATCCGGCAGATTCGCCCACATCGTGTCCGCAGCCCGATCACCACGCTCCGCTAAGTCATATACCTCATACGGGTACAAAGTGGAGGTGTTGATCTTCGCCTCACCCCGGTCCACCGCATCCAAATATTCCTGGTAGCGGGGCTCCGAATGCCGCCAAAACGCCTTCACATGCTTACGGTGAGCCTGTGAGGGCAGCTTTCCATACTCGATGTTGTCCCAGTCGTTCGTGGACATCTGGGACTCCAACAGTCCGATCTGCCGACGCAACGCTGACAAACGCTGACGATACTGGCGGGGCGACATACCCAATCCCCGCATAAACTGGTGAGCAATATCGGACTCGGCGGACTTCTCAGAAGGAAGCCACTTCCCCAACAGTGACACCTTTGGCCATGACGACACATCGGAGGCGAGCTGGCCCCTAACCAGCCCCAACACTTCCCGGGTCACCCCCGCCGACCACACATCATCCCAACGCCCATACTCCGGAATGAAAGCCAACAGTCGCCCCGCCAACTCCGGACTGAAAGCCGTCAACCAGCGCCAGCAGGCCCGGAACACCTCACGTTCCCCCTGCCCACCACGCACATCACGCAGATAAAACAAGGTACGCAACGCGGTCTGCTGATCAGCGTACAAAGCCTGCTCAAACAACTTCACAGCCCCGGACGGCGTATCACGCATCGCCCCAGCCAACGCAAAGAAATCCACAATCGGATCAAATGACGACTTCTCCGCCAACGCACCATTCTCGGTATACGTAGAGTTCAACTTCTGCTGTAGAGAAGAAATGAACGTCATGACCACGCCTTTCTAGCGACAACCCTGCGCGCCCTATCCGGGGGCACATCCAACCTCGGCTCACACCGATACCCGGAGCCGTTCAACCAGCCTGAAACCAAACCCTGTTCACGGGCAGAAAGCCCACTCCACCTCGCCAACTCCGGCAGACAATCCAACTCCTTACGGGCCTCCCACTCGCGGCGAGCCCGCTCTTTACGTTGCCGAACACTTCTAGACGCCACACAAGCCTCCAATCAGTACCCCGGAACAACTACCGCCGATAGGGGGAGCAACCGCCCTATACACCGCCCTGACAGGCAGAAAGGAGTAAACATCCCGTCAGGTCCCCCAAAAACGGTCGCTCAACCCCTACCGGCTCGCGCCCACCCCAGGAATCGCACCTGGGCATCGAGAAACAACCCCAAAATGGGGTTCATACGTTTCTGTGGGCTGCCGCAACAAAAAGGTCTACTCCTCCCCAAAAGGGGGTCCGTGCACGAATGCCGGGGATATACCCATACAGCCGAATTGTTGCTTTCAAAAGTTCACAAGACTATATTCAACACCAGCCGCTAAAGCAGCCCGGTATAAAGTTTAGAAACCCGTAGGAGGCCCTTGCAGGGCCTTCCAACTACAGGATTAGAAATTGAACCAGCATCCCCCGCCGAATCCCAACGTGTTGAAACGGAACCATCTGGCTAATCCCTTCACGTTGAAGCATAGCTTAGATACCTGACAATCCCGAACGCATCCGGCAAAGTTTTTCAGAGGATTTTTTCTGGCGCCCCAACCACCACTGCATACGTTCAAAGTCGTACTCCGGGGAGGGGAACTGTGGCCAAGGGATGTCGTAGCCAAGCTTCTCCAAACTACGGAGCCGACGCAACAAGCCCTCACTGCTGCTGTATTTCATTTTGGGGGCTATCTGCTCCAGAGTGAGTCCGCAATCCACTAGGTGGCTGTAGTCGGCCAACCAGAGGCGTCTTTGACGGTGATCGTGGGCGAACTTGGCGCGCAACATCGAGTCAGAGCGCTGAACGTTGGCCCAACCAGGGTTATGCACTTTCGTCGGGGCGGTCACTATTGGCCCCCTTCGGCGTGGGCAATGCCCTTCACAAGAGCGCCAATCAGGTCCGTCGCCTCATCCAGCGACAGTCGGAACGTGGTGTCATGCCGGAGGCTGGAAACTAGCACCGACAACCAAGGCTTGAAACCGTCTTCAATCGTGTAAGCGAGAACAGCTACCTCGCGGTGCTGGCGGGGATCTTTAACTGCCTGAAACCTTGCCGAGGTCACAGTTCACCTCCAAAAAGCGCCTGCTCAAACCAGTCCGCAAGACGGCCAACCGCCCGCACAACCAGCTCAAAGAACACCGCAACCACGAAGGCGGCAAAAACAGTCCCCACAATAAGTAGCGCAACAACCCACGCTATCTGTACAATCATCGTGACTGCCCTTCCATAGGGATAGTCGTTGGTTCACCAGGGATGCCCGCCACCCCCACCCCCAAAAAGGCGGGCATCCCATCAACCCTCTTCAACAGCAGCCCTAGCCGCGTTATCAACAAGATCCCAGCCGATGCGGGCCGCGTTCTCAACATCCAGGTGGATAACAAAAATATCGCGCGTATCCTTCACCCCGAAGAACACCAACGGAACCTTCTCCACCTCGTCATAACCAGCATGCATATAATCCGGTTCCACACCAACAAAATTGTATTTCGGCTTCTCCGTAGTAGTCACGAAGCTAACTCCTCACTGATAGACTGGTAACGGCGGAAAATGTTCACAACCAGCTGTTGAGCGGCAGCATTCGGTACACCAAGATTAAGCGACCTAATGTATCTTTGAATGTCTGCGCGTTGTTCTTCAGAGATCATCCGGGAACATCTCCCGCGTCCCGCCGCACATCATTCATCCCTAGCTTCAATGCGGTTAAGCTCCCAATCCAGGAAAGCTACAACCAGAGCAATAAGGATGATCGTGCCCGCAACCCCCGTCGCAATACCGAGGGCGAACGTCACTGCCCGATCCTGTCCATCGCATACTCAATCTGGGCCTGAGTGATCGGTTCAGCCGGTGCAATAGGCATGAGTTCGATCCATTTATCGATAGCCCGATTAGCGAAGGCGATCAATCCTTCAGTGTTCCAATCAGGGTAGCTATGGCCGTAGAAAAAGATCTCGGTGAGATACTTTTCTGCCTCTTCCGGCATGTGGGACGTTTTCCAGTACACCAGATGGATTTCCTGCCCGGTGAGTTCCTTCCACCATTCCGTGTGCAGACCGTAAAGTGTGTTCGCGGTGCCAACGGTGCGCCACCCCAAATTCAGTGCGATCACACTATTCTCCGGGGAAAGGAACCCGTCGTCACCGGCAAGCAGGTCATTGACCATCTGCACGAGGGATGCCAGGGGCCTGGCTGAGCACTTCGGGTAATCGGTGATCACTGTGTCGCCGTTCGTGTACGACACCACGTTCATCGCACATCCCCTGCCGGAACCCGGCCTATGCGAGCCCTTAGCGAGGCGAAGCGGTTGGGGGAAGTCGGTCATTTCATGCTCCTCAAATAGTTGGACGGATGACGGGCCTTGCACTCCTCGATCCGGCGTTGACGTTCCGAGCGGCGGTCTGAGAGATCCACCGGCTCCTTGCTCGTGATCTGCGTCATGTTTAGGAACTGTACTGGATGTATTGATACAAGTCAATACTTTGTGTGAATACATCCACTGTACAGGCTATGACCTGCGCATTAATGCCTTCAGCGGGGCCGATCTGGCGGGCGGCAAGCTGGCGCAGACACGTAAACTATCGGCACAGATCAATACAGAGGTATGGACAAGGTATGAGTACAAGGTGCAAGATCAACCACATGACAGACGCGACGCAACCGCCCGAAGGGGCGCTGATACAGCGGCTGCGTGAACAGCTTGGACTCAGCCAAGCAGCCGCCGCCGAACGAATCGGCAAATCCGTATCGTGGTGGTCTCAACGAGAAGCCGGATACCGAGGCAGCGGACGGAACCGTGAACCCATCCCCGTATCAGCCCAAACCCTCGCAGACATGGCCGGGGTTGTTGGTGCCTCCGCACTAGAGCTACGCGGAGTAGGGCGCGACGATTCCGCCGAACTCCTCGAATCCGGCTACAAACCCGCCACACCCGCAGGCGGCGACAGCGCCTCCATGGAGTTGGTTGAAAAACGCTTCCTCGACAACGCCAACAAAGTCATCAACTCAACAGCGCCACTAGGAGTCAAAGCCGCTGTCCGACGCTCCGTTGATGTTGTCGCCGCCTACCGCAAAGGCATGGGCGACCGGATCAACACGCCCACTGGACGTTGCGAATACCTTTCCGAAATCGCACACGCCAGCATCGACATCATGGGCATCGCGCTACCAGGCCAATACGAGGATGAACGGGAGGCATTGACGATGCTGGCGCAAGCTGCCAGTGATGCCGCTCGCCCTTTAGCGGTGGCGACGGATCGGAAGACGAAGACCAAGCTTCGTGACTCATCCGTCAACTCAACACAGTCTCACGGCTGGTGAACCAGTCTCTCAACATTTGCTTCCAGCGGAGACCGGAAATCAGGGCGAATCCAGCTCCGCAAGCGCATGCCGTCAGCCACACCGGAAATGATGCTGTAGCCGTGTCCTGCAAGTGACCTGGCAGGAAAACTGTCACGGCGCGGATCGTGCATGCCGCGACACCGAACCCCGCGAACAGCATGTACAGCGTGGCCACCCCGCTCGTCTCCGGGTTTCGGCGCAGCGGAATGAGCGCCTGGCACGAGTACAGCAGCAGATACGTTGTCACCGCCGTCATTACAAGCCAGTAGACGGACAGGGATGCGTCGGTTGGGACACGGAAGAAATCTGATCGATACTCGTCCACGCCCGCACCTGCCGTGAAGGTTAGGAACATGATGGGGATGGCCAGCGTTGCGGGCATCTCAACATCGCGTTTAAACCGCGCCTGAGCTTCGGGTCCGAGTTTCCCCACCACGTTGAGTGCGATTGCGCTGGCGGCGATGATGTAGAGGTCATGTGCTAGGTAGTCCTCTAGGTTGTGGTCGCCTGTGATGTTGTACAACCATCTTCCTACGGTGTGAGAAGCCCACGGAGACATGAGGATTACTGCTAGACACTGGAGTGTGATGTTGAAGGTGGCGGCGACTTCGTAGCTGCATTTCCATGTCATTCGCCGTATCCACAAGGACCAGAACATGATTGCTACGGTTACGGTTATGACTGTGGCAATGGTCATGAAATGCCTTCTACGGTAACGGGTTTGAAACTATTCGTCCCCCGACGTTGAGCCGAACGGTACGCCTGTCCACCGACCAGGGATAGGCGGGAACGAAAGTATCCAGATAACAATATCGTAACGATGGCGCGTTCGATTTGACTACTACAAAAGTAGTACCTGCGAAAACATGCATGTTGATCAAGATCCTTTAGGGGCGTAGCGTCCAACCACTCCCACAGCGCAGGTGAACAGGAGATGAAATGACGAACAGTGCAGTCGTCAGCGCGTTCCTCGCGGGCGCCGTCCTATCCGGCGCCATCACCGGAGGCGCCGTCTACACCATCAAAAACAAGGAAGTGCGCCAACTAGGCGCCTCACTCGACAAAGAACACAGCCGCAACGTGATGCGCGGCGTGATCGACACCCCCACGACAAAAACCGTCACCATCACACCCCAACCCGCCAGCGGACCCAACCCTGGAACCACCATGCCCGGAGACGGCATATTCCTCATCGGCTACGACATACTGCCCGGAACCTACAGATCCACCGGAAACGGCCCCGAATGCTACTGGGAACGCCTAAGCCCAGCGGATGAGATAGTGGTCAACAACTCCGGCCCCGGACAGCAGCTCGCCACAATCACAGCCGCCACAGACCGCACCTTTCGAACCTCCGGCTGCCAACCCTGGAACAGGCTCTAACCCAATAGTTCGACCCCGATACTTTCGGGAATCAGCTTTTGGCCACGCCCCACAGGTTTGATGGTCACCCGGAAACACCTGACGATGGCCCGCCTATCCAAGAGCCCCTGCGTCCCATTGGCCTCCATACTGGCCCAGAACCGGCGCGCATCCGGCCCCGCTATAGCGAGTGCCGCAGACATCCTTTGAGACGCTGAGAGGCGACTACGGGCCGATTCGATCTGTGACAAAAGTTTCTGCTCAAACCTTGCAAAGGATTGCGGAGAAATCTCCCTCGCGTCCGCCAGCGCCCGGTACTCCTCCAACAATGACTCCGACTCCGCAAGTTCCGCTAAGACCTCGCGGGTTGAGCCGTCATCTTCCCCGAAAATTGCGGGATCAAGCCTTTCCAAAACATAGAGAGCGGCTTCCTTGACAACCTCGTCCGCGTACTCGACATTCCTGCCCACGCAACCCCTGTTAGCCCTACAAATGTAGATGCGGCTGCTTTTGTTGTCCTTCGTGGCCATACTGGCGCCACAAACCCCACACACCGCTATTCCAGTCAACAGCCATTTCGGTTCCGTGCCGTGATGAGTCTTTCTGGAAGGCGCGGTAAGAGTGGCTACAAGTTTCTCGTGGTCCTCGCGTGTGAGGATGGGTTCCCAAGTTCCCTCCCCGACGATCTCGCCCTGATATTTGCGGAGTCCAACGAGTTGGGGATTCATCAGCGCACGCCTCAAAGCGGTCAACGACTGCGGCCTACGGCGATGCAACACACCGCCAGCATTAATGCGCTTCAACACCGACCTTGTGCTTTCCCCCGCCAAAACCGATCTAGCGGCATCCCTAACAAGACGCGCTTCCTCAGGGTCCGGCACCCAATTGATCAGATCCCCGGTTCTATCATCACGCAGAGGCTTGTATCCCCACGGAGCTGGACCGGCACCAGGCTTACCTAATGCCGCCGCCGAACGCCGACCCCGCTCCACCCTTTCCCGGAATTGATCAACTTCACGCTCTGACAGCAGTGCATCGAGTCCGGTGACGAACCTGTCGTCGCCCCTTGTCAGGTCAAAGAGTTTTCCGGAGTAGCACCAGTAGGCGCCTATTCGTGCTGAGAGGTCGCGGAGCTTGACGTAGGCAGCCAAGTCACGCTGGGATCGTGACGCTTCCCAGAAGACCAGAACATTGCCTCGTTGGAGGATTGTTTCGAGTTGCTTGAAAGCTTCGCGTTCTCCTCGGGAGTAGCGCGAGGCTCCTACGCCCTCGTCGCAGAGGACGGCTTTGACTGTCCAGCCTTGTTTCGCGCAGTGTTCGCGGCAGTCTTTTTCTTGGTCTGCGGTGGACCTTGACCTGCCTGAATCATCGTCGGAGACTCGTGTGTAGATCACTGCTTCCACCGGGGAAGCTTATCACCCCTTCCGAACGTTCCGGCCCCAGCACGTGACGTTGATGAAGAGGGAGTTCGAATTCACCCAACTGCCGTCCTCACGCCGTCGGCGTGCGTTGCTGGCGACGCGGAATTTGATCATCTCGTCGGATCCGACCTGGCGCCGCTTGAGGTCCCCGACGATGGAACCGATCACAGTCACTGGAGTTTCAAACATGGTCCGTGCCCTTTCTTACCTGTCTCTGTATCTCTGTCTCCGCACCACTAGTGGGTGCTCTTGGTGACTCCAGTAACCCCGGCGACACCGACACCCGCCGACAGACGTGGGCACGTCCGGACGGTGGTT